CTACTGTGGATCTATTTTTAAATTTTGCAAGCCTTCTACTAATTTTTGCTGCTTATTTGGATATAGGTGTGCATATGTATTAAGAGTAGTTTCTACTTTCTCATGCCCCAGCCTCTCGGATACCAAAAGTATGCTATACCCCATTTCAATAAGAAGTGATGCGTGGGAATGTCTTAAATCATGCACTCTTATTTCTTTAACGCCGGCTTTCTTGCTAACCCTTTTTATCTCGTTATTCAAAAAGCCTTTGCTAAATTAAAATATTCTGTCTGTTTTCTCAATGCTTCCGAGCCTGTTAATATAATCCCATATTTCATCATACAAAAAGTCAGGTATAGGTATAATTCTTATACTCTTTGGAGTTTTGGGTTCTGATATAATATCTTCTCCGTCTAATCGTGCATATGTTTTATTTATACTAATTTTTTTGTCAGGAAGAATATCCTCCGGAGTAAGGGCCAGCAGCTCGCCGGAGCGGATCCCGGTCCAAAACAATATTTCAAAGGCAAGATGCGCAGCAGGCTTGGTTACAAAGGATATAAATTTATTAAATTCGTCTAAGGTCCATATTTGCATACTATCAGCATCTTTTTTCCCCATGCTTCCAGCCTGCCGGCAGGGATTGCTGGAAAGACCGTAATACTTTACAGCGTAATTAAAAACAGCTGACAGCTGATTGTTTATTGTTTTTAGGTATGTAGGAGAATAATTCATTTTCAATAGCTCATTTTGCCATTCACGAATTGATTTGGCAGTGATCTTGCATGCAGCCATCTTTTCAAAATATGGAGTTATTTTACTATCAAATAAAAACTTTTTATTTGATATGGTTGTAGTTTTAAGGCGCGTTTCCATATCTTCAAAATACTCTTCAACTAAGTTTTTGAATGTAATATTACAGTCTCTTTGTTCCTTGTTCAGAAAATCACGCTCATAATCTTGGGCGTCTTTTTTTCGCTTAAATCCACGCTTTTTCTTCCTTCGGCGTACGCCCTGCCAGTCAGTATAATAGAACATGGCATACCATGTATTACGTTTTTCATCCTTGTAAGCTGGCATCAATACACCCCCTAATTCATTTTGCCATCCTTATAAATAATGCCAACATTTCAGCATAACGCCTTTCCTGTTCGGATAGAGTCAGTCGTTCTTTCTGGTGCCGTTTCAAATGCTCAATAGGTTTCCCCGCTCTTTTTCGTGCCAACTTTCTGCATATAATTCCATGCCTCTTTGCAATGGCTGGATGTGATGACAGGGTCGGCTCTTTATTGTAAAGCTCAACATAAGCCTCCCAGTCATTAGAATAATCAAGCAATGCCAGCTTTAATGTTAGCAAGTACAACTCCCACTTTTCCAAATTTTCGCATGATATAGATGTCTTATTGGCTGATATTATGTACTGACACTTATTCACAAACTGCAAACCTTTGTCATAGTCCCTTGTTCTTATAAAATATTGGCTTGTGAAATTTGCCATAGGGTAAGACAACAAAATTGCCATAGCATTGAGAGAGGCTTCGGAACCCGGCTCATCATGTATAGCAATTAAATCAGTCATTTGTTTTATATAATTCATTTTTGATGCTCTGCAATTCAAGCATCATTCTTTCCTGGTTGTTCAAATGGCAATATATCGCCCAAAATATAAACGCCAAAATCGCAAAAGCGACCCACACCTGAATCATAAGGAAAACATTAAATCTCTCCATAAGTTTTTCGGAATAGCCTGCAAATTTATTTGCAACCTTTTCAGTGTAAATTGCCTTAAAAGTATTGCCGGCAATAACTCCGCTCACAAGTCCGATGGCAGCAATCCAATATGCTAACTTTTTAAAAAAACTACTTTCAGTCATTTCAAAATAACCCCTTTCGATTTTATTTAACAATAAACGATATTTTATAACTGCCGATAGTATTCGACAAAATTAATGTAATATCATTAATGTAAGAGCTTTATAAAATTTTCAAACAATACTATTCTTAAACAAGGTTGGGCAAGGCCTTCTTTGAGGGTTATTAAAGGAGCGGCATTGCCGTTTTAGCATATTCATAACATAGAAGCAGGAGTACATCCCAACCACATAACGCTTTATAAATGAGCGAAGTCATATAACAAGCACCTTGCAGCAACATTAATTTTAGCAAGGACAATTAAGAATAGGAGGGGTATCGTGAGGAATTTAGAAAAGTTAGCCGCCGAAATAAATGCTAAATCCAAACGGGACAAGCAGTCATTTTTATACATATTGGAGCTTCTAACAAATCTAATCCTTGAAGGCACTAAGAATAGCACTTAATTTTTTCAAGTAATCCTCTAGCTGGTCTTCGGTAATGTCCTCGCCCTCTTTGATTATTCCATGTTTTATGAATTTGCGCTTAAGTATCTCTGTTGCTTCGGCATCGGAGATACTTTCGTTTGTACGAATCTTTGATATCCCCATAATATAATCGCCAGTTACATTAAAAATCTCCGCTAATTTTTGAATGGTATCGGCTGTTAAAGGTATTTTCCCGGTTTCGTATTTAGAAACCGCTGATTTTTGAACACCTAACATTTTACCTAATTGTTCTTGTGTCCAGCCTTTTTCCTCGCGTAATTCCTTTATTCTATTCATGTTCTACACCTCGCTATTATTCTAATGTATCCAATTAGGAAATTCAACACATGTATCCTAATCAGAAATTATTTTTGAAAATATTTTAAAAAACCCTTGACAAATTCCTAATAGGATACTATAATGGAAGTATCCTATTAGGACACACAAGGAAGGAGAGGTGATAAAGTGTTTGATAAATTAAAGCAAATTAGGCTAAGCAAAAACATAAGCGCAGAGCAAATGGCTTGTGTTCTTGGCTTGGAAACAAAGGCTGCATATTACAAGAAAGAGGCAGGGAACGTCAAATTTTCTCTTGATGATGCTAAAAAAATTGCTGATTTCTTCAATATGCCAATTGAGGACATTTTTTTTGACAATGAAGTGTCCCAATAGGAAATCATCTTGTGTTTTATATTCTAACATGAAAGGCGGGTGGAATAAATGGGGGCTCATCCTACGAAAGCGGCAGGAAATATGTATTATCAATGTAGGAAACAGGCTGCATTATACAATGACAAACTAAACAGCCGGGAAGGAGCTGCAGAACTGTTAAATATTTCTCCATCTACATTAGCTGACTACGAGCTTGGCCTTACGAAGGTTGTTCCTGTCGATAAAGTGGTACTTATGGCCGACACCTACAATGCCCCAGAACTACGAAACTATTATTGCACCAACGAATGTCCGATTGGCAGAGATAGTGTCCCCAAATTAGAGGTCAGAGAGCTTGATAGGCTTACTATCAAGGTGCTGGCGGCCTTTAACGAAACCGTGGCAATAAAGCAGGATTTAATCAATATTGCTGAGGATGGAGTTATAACGGACAATGAGATTCCAATACTGAAGAAAATTCTTGACAACCTTGACAAACTGTCGATATCAGCGCAAGAGTTGAAATTATGGGCAGAAAAAACAATCCTTTCAGGGAACATTTAGCTTTCAGCAATATGCAAAAAATGAAGAGCAAAGGAGGTACCGTCATGGTTTGTACAAGTGCATTTTATACAGTTAAGGAAGTGGCTGCGATATTAGGCATTGCCGAATCAACTGCTTATCAAGTTGTACAAAAAATGAACAAGGAAATCGAAAAGGAAGGCGGTTACTATGTTCGTGGCAAAGTCAACAAAAAGATTTTTCGTGAAAAGTATCGCCTTGACGAATCAGACATTGTTTTTCAAGACAACACGGTAAAAGCTGCAAATTAATCTGTAAAGGAGTTGATGCGATTGCTCTTTAAGACTTGTTCGCTTTGTGGGGCAAATTTAGACCCGGGGGAACATTGCGACTGTTTAAAATCATCAGAAAGGGAGGGAAAAAAGAATGAATACATCGGTAGGGATACAGAAGTCAAAAAGCAGATGGCTTTTGACTTCTACAAAGAAACGCCTTAGAAGATTGGCTCTTGCATTATTAAAACTTATTGCAACAATGCTTCCTGCCAGCGTCGCTTTTGGGGTTGCGTTTAAAATATTTGAGCCTATCGCAGCTACAGAGCGTGGCTATTATGGTGCGATTGGCGGGGAAATATTTATTGCTATTGCCATTTTTGTAGTGGTCTTTCAATATTCCCGATTCTTTATTGATTCTTTAACTGATAGGAGATGAGAAGATGTGGCAGTAGCAAGATGTAGGAGGTGTCGCCGGATATTAAAAATTCCTGAAAGCATCGAGGCTGGCTATGGTAGTTATTGCTATCGGTTATTGTTTGGCAAGACAATAAAGCCTAACCGAAACAAAGTAACTATTACTTCACGAGGAAGAATGACGAGAATTGCACACCCGAACAGCAGTGAGATTGCCGGACAATTGTCAATTGATAATGTTTTTGAAGGCGAGGTGAATGTTTTTGAATGACTTGAAGGCTTTAGCAGAAAAATACGCAAAATCAGAAATCACAGACCAAGAGATGTCTACGGCATTGCCGCAGGCAGAACGTAAGCTTAAATTGATCATCAGCAGAGAGGGAGACGAGAACGGCATAAGGAGAAAACCTTTTTATATTGCACAGCTTATTGCCGAAATAGTGGCTTTGGACAGAATGTCAAGCTTTCTGATAAATGTATCATTTTTGACACAAAGCGAAAGAGAGCACCCAGCACAAGGCCGCAATGCTCCCACAGACCATTATTAGTATATCATGGAAATTTAAAAAAATCAATACTTTTAGGAGGATTTGTATGAATAAATCATTGACTGAAATTAAAGAAAAATATAAAAGCTGTAATTTGCTCATGCCGTTGACAACGGAAGCGCAGCTTAACCCATTTTATAAATTGGTAGTCATGGAGGTCCAGGCTGATACTTCGGAACACTCCGGTGACATTTTCAAGGTAGGCTCTATACAGAGTGGGAAAACATGGGTTGACGTTTATTCTCCGGCAAAGCCATTGCTTATGAAGCTTGCTGCCGCCGCCGGGATACAGTTCGATCCTGCCAATACTTACGGAACGTATATAAGCAAAAACTGTTATAAGGCAAAAGCTTATGGCGCTTTGCGTATGCCGGATGGAACTGGAAAAACGCATTGTGACGAAAAGGTAATTAATCTTGATGATGAAGAAGATAAACTCCGTTTGGAATTCTTGGACAAATCTATTCAAGGAATAACAGATCCAAAGGCTGCAAAAGAAGCAGAAAAACTCTTTAAAGGAAAGTGGATTGATTCACAGGACAAATACGGTAAGCCATGCAAGGCATACAAAATCGATGAAAGCGATCGGCAAGCTTATATTGAGCGTGGTGTTCTTGTAAATATGACACTTTTGAGAAAAACGTTTGCGGAAAAGGCTATGACCGGCGCAATCTTGAGGGTTGTTCGGGCGTTAATAGGCTTAAAAGGGACTTACACCTTGGAGGAACTGAAAAAGCCTTTTGCGATCCCGCGTGTTACCTTTGCTCCCGATTATTCCGACCCAACAGTAAGGAGTGCAATGCTTGAGCAGGGCATTAGCTCTATGGGAAATATGTTTGGCAGTCCCAATATTCTTCCGGAGGCGGTGCCGGAAAAACAAGATATCATAGGCAATAATTTTAATCCGGAAGAATTTGTTGACAATGAAGCCTTTGCATCTAACGCAATAGATAATCCTGCCGGCGAATTTGATTTGCCGCCGGAGCCGGAGCTAGAGTCTGTACCCGAAGAACAGCCAAACGTTTTGCGGTGTGAGCTTTGCGAAAGGGAAATTTCCGAAAAGGTCGCAAATTACAGCACAAAACAGTATAAAAGGATGTTATGTATGTCCTGTCAAAAGGAGGTTTAATGTATGTTTATAGTTAATCAAAGTGGCACAAACAGCATCAATGTGGATTTTATAGAACAGATCGTTGCAACAGAAGGAAAATGCGGATACTTTTCAACAGATACAAAGCAAAAAGAAGTGCCGAGAATAATTGCTGTAATTGACAGCAAGGAAGAAGTTTTGGGCGAATATGAAACCCTTGCAGAAGCTAAAAAAGTATTGTCGCTTATCTCGCTTTTTATAAACAAGAATTTCTTTAAAATTGAAATGCCTCCTGGAGGGTTTCTTAAACACGCTGAAAAGGTAAAAGCCATGATGAACAATGAGAGTATAGAAAAATCCCTTATGCGGATTATAGAGGATGTTTTAAAGTCAGACAACAAAGCTCCCTTCGGCTCGTTTTCTTTCGATTTCAGAAAGGGGGAAAGTTAGTATGAAGGTAATCAAAATTGATACAGAATCAACTCTTTCAGTAATGGAAATTGCCGCTCCCATAGGCGAAAACCTTAGAAAAGAGTTAGACGGTTATATAGAACTGGTACACCCTATGGGACTTTCTCGACCATATTGTATGGTGGTAGACGAGGAGGGGCTTCTTAAAGCCCTTCCCGACAATCCAGTCGGATACTATTTATATGGTACGCATTTACACGGAAACCCCATTGTAGGAAATATATTTATTCTCAAAGAAGTTTATGGGGATTTTGCTGGTCTTAGTGATGAAGAAGCGGAAATCCTTAGCGGGCAGCTTTCCCCTATTGCAGAAACATTTAAAAATGCAAAGGAGGCCGGAATTATATGAAAATTTTACATACGGCTGATTGGCATATAGGAAACTTTCCCGGACCGGAAAAGGACGGACAAAACCTTAGGGCTATAGACACTATGAATTGTCTAAACCACATGTGCAAAATAGCCGAGGAAGAAAAGCCTGATGTTATTGTTGTTTCGGGAGATATATTCCATCAAGCTCGTGTTTGGGCGGATCGTGGACTGAGCGAAGTTAGGTATGCAATTAAAATCATTGAAGAGCTTGCTCAAATATGCCCAATTATAGTATTGCGTGGCACTCCAAACCACGATGGTGAGGAACAATTTGAACTGTTAAAGGAACACTTTGAGAGCTTCCATGGCGTTGAAATTGTCACCGAGCCAAAAGTAATACATGTTCTTGTAGATATTGAACCATTCCTTGCAAAAACTGTTGAGATTGCCTGCCTTCCTGGGTTTGACAGAGGTGTTTACCGTGCAAAGTTTCCGGGATTGTCAAAAGAAGAAGAAAATCAGGCGATCACCGAAGAACTTAGCAAAAGCATTATGGCACTAAAGGCGCAATGCAAGCCTTCTATGCCGTCTATATTAATATCTCATTATACAGTACCCGGAAGCAATACCGAAAGCGGACAGGTGCAGTTTTTCTCACAGCTTGAGCCGGTTATACTTCCCGAAACACTTGATGCAGCAAACTTTGATTTGGTTGCTTTAGGACACATTCACCGGCCGCAACAGGTGCCAAGCTGCAAAAACACATTTTATTCTGGTGCGATAAATTCATTTAATTTCAATGACGAAGGCCAAGAGCGCGGATTTTGGATACATCATTTCGAAGATTGCAAACGACCTTGGCTTACAGATTCCGAATTTCATAAGACGCCTTCCCGCGAATTCAAAACAATAAAGCTCGATGATGAAACCGTAGCTCTTTATAATGTTGCCGGCTTTGAAATGATAGCTGATGAAAATATTTATAGTGCCAAAGACTGTATTGTAAGGGTTTTGTATTCCTGTACTGAAGAAGAAAGCAAGGCTTTCAACAGGGCGGCGCTGGAACGAGAGTTATATGAGAAAGTTGGCGTATTCTGGGTAGCCGAAATTACACCTGATAATATAACCGTTGACATCAGCAGGGATAAGTTGTCGGAACAGTCGAATCCGGAAGTAAATCTCATTAACTATCTCAAAGGGAAAGCCTTTAACAGTGAAAAAATAGCGGAAATTGTTGAGATTGCAAGGCCTATTATTTCAGAAGCCCTTGCCAATGGCATTACTTCAAGGCTGACAGGTGTTTTCGTGCCTATTGAGATTGAAGTAAAAAATTATCGCAATTACGTAGAAGAGCGTTTCAATTTTAAAGATATTACTTTTTGCACCATAAACGGAAAAAATGGCGCCGGCAAATCCTCGTTATTCATGGATGCCATTTTGGATTGCTTATATGAAGAGCCTCGCGAAGGCGAATTAACTGCCTGGATAAGAGCAGATGAAAATGCTCGAAGCGGATCGATATCATTCACCTTTGCAATTGGTGATAAAACTTTCCGAGTGGTAAGAACTCGCACAAAGTCCGGAAAGGCAACATTGAATTTGTCGGAGTTGGTTGATGGCGAGTGGGAAAACCGTTCAAAAGAGAAAATTCGCGATACCCAAGAGGATATTATTAACTTGCTCGGCATGGACAGTTTGACCTTCCGCTCTTGCGCTCTTATTATGCAGGATCAATATGGATTGTTTTTGCAAGCTGATAAAGAAAGCCGTATGACGATCCTCGGAAACATCCTTGGGCTTGGCATATACGGGGATATGGAAAACTTGGCAAGGGCTCGTTTGTCCGACCTAAATAGGAAAATATTATTTGCAAAAAACGATATTGCAAACCTGCAAAACAACCTTTCGTCATACGGTGATCCTCGCTATGAAATAGAAATTAAGCAGGGCAGTATAAAGCACCATGAAGCTAAGAAAGAGGAATTAATGAAGGAGCGTGACATAGTTAATATTGCATTAAATAGCAAGCTAGAGCAGGCGGAAAGAGCTCGAAAACTTGAAGACAGTATAAATACCTTAAGAGAAAAAGAAACTGCTATACAGGCTAAATTAAAGGAACAAAACTCTATTGTAGCCGGGTCTGAAATCTTATTGGCACAAGAGCCTGAAATTCAAGAGAAAATTGCCCGTATAAAAGCCCTTGAGGCAAAGGAAAAAGAGCTTGTAACGCAAAAAACCCTTTATGACAGCAAGGTTGAGGAAATCAAGGCCACAGAGTCGGAAGTAGTTCTTGCAAAAAAGCAGCTTGATGCTGAAATACAGCTGAAAATCAATGTTGTAGCACAAATAGATGCCTTAAAAACAAGGCTGGAGAAAGGCACTGAGCTGAAGCTTGCTGCCGAGGAATATGCTTCTAAGTCGGATCAGCTTTCAAAAATGGAGCAACTTTCGACAGAGTATATAAAGCTGTCAAACCAGATGGATTTAGAGCAAAAAAAATTGACAGAGTTAAAAATATCCTTTAACAATGAGGCCTCATCAAGAAAAGCCATATTGGCTGATTATGAGAGAAAAACAAATATTCTTTCAGAAAGTAATTGTATTGATATTGAAAGAGCCAACTGTAAATTCCTTGCCGATGCAAAACAAGCAGCAGCGCAAATCGAAACATATCGCGCTGAATGCACAGTATGGAAGGAAGAGAAAAAAAAACGAATTGAGCAAGCTGCCGAACTCGTTGCTGAATTATCTAAAAAACGAAACGATTTAGGCTTTAATGCGAACGAAGTATCTAATCTAAGGGCTGAATTGGCGAGGCTTGAACCATTAAAAAAGGAATACGATGATTTATCGGCCGCAGAAGTCGAAATTAGGCAATTGGAGATGCGTTTGGCAGACATTGATGTTTCATTATCTAACTCTCAACAACGGCTTGCACAGACAAAGGAAAAGCTTGAAAACACACAACAACAATTGGTGGAGTGTCAAGAAAGTGCTCTAGAGTACAATGCTGTTGTATCAGAGTTATCAAGACTGCAGGAATGGAAGGAAAAAGAAAAAATGCTCCCGGTATATCGTGAAAGGATGGCCAATGCAAAAGTAAGGATAGTGGAGTTGACAGAAGAAAACTCTGCAATTAATGCAGAGATTACAAACCTGCAAAACGAGCTGTTTGTATTAAAGCAATCCCTGGATGGCATGGAAGATTTGAAATCACAAATTGAACTGCTTGATAATGAAATCTTAACAGTGCAGAAGGATATTGATGTCTTATTAACGGAAATAGGAACTCTCCAAAAAACATTGGAAGACATTAAAAAGACAGAGGCTCAAATATCGGAATTGCGTAAGTGCATAAGCGCAGATTCAGACTGTGCAGCAAACTATGAGATTTTAAAAAATGCATTTTCGCAGGACGGCATACCACACAATATTATCCGGTCAATTGTTCCAATGCTAACAGCCACATCCAACACAATACTGGGTCAAATGACGGGCGGAAAAATGGGGATGCAGTTTGTTACCGATAAAGTTCTTAAATCGAACAAGAAAGAAGTTGTAACCCTCGACATTGTGATTGAGGAATACGGGAAGGATACCTTACCATACCTTTCAAAATCTGGCGGAGAGAAAGTAAAAGCCTCGCTTTCGGCAATATTGGCCCTTGCAGAAATTAAAAGCACACAGGCAGGGATACAGCTTGGAATGTTGTTCATTGATGAGCCTCCCTTCCTTGATGACGAAGGGACACAAGCGTACTGTGATGCGTTAGAAACCATACAACAAAGATATAGTGACCTTAAAATTATGGCTATTACTCACGATCCGACATTCAAGGCTCGTTTTCCGCAAAACCTGGATATTGTAAAAACCGAAAATGGAAGCAGGGTTATATTTGCGTGATGATTATCGGGAAAGGCAGGGGATTTTCTTCCCCTGCGAACCCCGCAGGAGGTGAGAATATGCCAAATAGAATAATTAAGGAATCTATATGCACAAGTGATAGTATTGATCAGCTTTCTTGGTTTGAAGAAGTGTTCTTCTATAGATTGATAGTGAACTGTGATGATTATGGGCGATTCGATGCGAGGTTACCGATATTGAAGTCGAGATTGTTCCCGCTTAAAAGCGTAACGGAAAAGCAAATTGAGGATGCTCTAAATAAGTTATCGACGGTAGGCATTGTCTTAGTATATGAATACGAGAATAGACCGTTCCTACAATTGGTATCTTGGGAGAGGCATCAAACCATTAGAAATAAAAAGAGTAAATACCCATCTCCGACTGATGGTGTACCGTTGAAAGAAATTGAAATCAATTGCAATCAATTGAGTGCAAATGTTCCCGTAATCCAATCCAATCCGAATTCAATCCAATCCGAATCAGAATCCGATAGTTTGCCCGGAGCAACTGAAGTTACTCCCGGGCCGGAGCCTGTTGTGCAAATAATTCTGAATGACAAATCTCTTTATGGGATTACTCAGAAACAAATTGACCACTGGAGAGAGCTATACCCGGCTGTTGATGTCCTTCAAGAATTGCGGAAAATGCAGGGTTGGGCTGAGGCTAATCCCTCAAAGAGGAAAACACGCCGCGGGGTCTTGCGTTTCATAACAAATTGGTTGGCCAAAGAACAGGATAAAGGAGGTGCAGTGGGTGGATTCAATAGGCAATATAATGGGCAAAATTCCAGTGCCCCAAGCAGCTTCCAAGCAAGCAAGGGATTTAGAAAATAACGGACTTGTTACATCAAAGGAAGCGGTAGAGCGTGGCTATGTGTCTGATAAGATCCTGCCACCTGAGCCGGAAAAGTGTAAGTTTTGCGGTCAAACACTGTATTATGAGGGACTTGTGATTAATGGATCTGTTTTGATATGGATGACACAGCCTGAACGCTGCCGCTGCAAGAAAGCCGTTGAATATTGGAAAAAGTATGACAAGGAGCAAGAGGAAAAGAAGGCGGCCGAGGAAAAAGCAAAGAAGCAAGCGGAGATGAATGCGCGTATTCAAAGGCTTATTGGTAAGAGCGGTATAAAAAAGCGATTTATGAACAGAACGTTCGACAATTTTATAGTTAACGAAACCAATAGGGAAGCCTTTGAAATTGCAAAACGATACGCTGATGAATTCCCTAAATTTGCGGCCGAAGGCAAGGGCTTATATTTCGAGGGTACATTTGGTACAGGTAAAACCCACCTTGCAGTTGCAATAGCTCTGCAGTTAATGAATTGCAATATCCCGGTTATATGTAAAACTTCTATTGACTTGTTAAACGATATCAAACGTACCTTTGACAGTGACTACGGCAGCTCTGAACATCAGGTATTACAAGTTTATAAAGACGTTGACCTGTTGATAATTGATGATTTAGGAAAAGAGATGGCTACAGAATGGTCTTTGGCAACTTTATATGACATTTTAAATGATCGCTATGAAACCATGCGGCCAACGATTATAACAACAAACTACAATGACGAGGCTTTAGTGGCTCGATTGACGCCAAGAGGATTTGATAACACAAATATGGGCGCCTTGATGAGTCGATTAAAGGGCACTTCCGCTGTGGTAACCATGGCATGGGAAGACTACAGAAGTGGTGGTTATTGATATGGCAAAGCATTATGGAGACGGATGCGTTAAGGAACTTTGCAACAGTATTAAAAGTTTGGGAGGCAAGCATTCGGCATGGCAAGTATTTGAGGACTTTCTTGAGGTTTCAGCGATATCCATAAGTAACGCTGTTGACTGGGTGCACTCCGAGGAACGGGAAAAGCGGTACTTTGAAATTATCAAACGCTATGACAAAAGCGAAGTTGAGAAATTTGCTGAAATGTTAGGCATACTTGTAAACGCTTTGGAGCAATGTGTGCCAAGGCCGAAGGATATTCTTGGCGAAGTATTTCATCTGCTTGAGCTGCACAATAAGTATAAAGGACAATTTTTCACGCCACAGCATATATGCGACTTGATGGGTGAAATAAACTTCGGCAATCAAGACGAAAACATTGCAAAAAAAGGCTACATAACGGTATGCGAGCCTTGTGTCGGCAGTGGTGCCATGATATTTGGAATTGCAAATGCTATGGGTTCCAACAAATACAATTACACAAAGCAGATGGTAGTTACAGCCACTGATATTGATCCGAAATGCGTATATATGTCTTATCTGCAATTTAGTTTGTACGGCATTCCGGCAGTAGTTATCCATGGCGACACCATTGCCATGAAAGAGTGGTCCCGTTGGTACACTCCTGTGTATATGCTTGATGGGTGGTTATGGCGTCAAAGATGCGGCAATGCAGATAAAATATATGAAGATGATGAAGCATTAAAGATGTCTGCCGACCCAATGTATGTAGCCATCAAAAAAACACAGGTGCTTTCGGGTAAAACCAAGGCAGTGACGGCGGCAACCTATGATATTGAGTTAAAAACCGAAAAGAACGGTCAATTAAAACTATTTTGAAAGGAGTTAACCATGATTAAACTTATTGATATAAACAAAATTGGACCTCATCCAAATAACCCAAGGAAGGAGCTTGGTGACTTGACCGAGCTTGTCGAGAGCATAAAAGTGCAAGGAGTATTGCAAAATTTAACGGTTGTACCACGAGAGCCTGGTTACTGCATATCATGTAAGCTCTGGAATGGCGGAGTTGGTAAATGCACAGAAGGGCACGACACGAATGAACGTCCTCCCTGCAGCAAATGGGAGAGCGACGGAAGTTATACTGTTATAATCGGACATCGGCGCCTTGCTGCAGCAAAGATGGCCGGGTTGAATGAAGTACCTTGTGCAATAGTTGATATGTCACCGCAGGAGCAAATCGCCACGATGTTGTTAGAGAATATGCAGCGGAGCGACCTGACAGTGTATGAACAGGCGCAGGGCTTCCAGATGATGCTCGATCTTGGAGAGACTATTGCCAATATTGCTGAAAAAACAGGTTTTTCCGAGACGACAGTTCGCCGCAGGATTAAGCTCCTGGAGTTAGACCAGGAAAAACTTAAGGCCTCCGTTGCGAGGGGTGCAACCATCATGGACTATGTAGAACTTGAGAAAATTGAAAATATCGAACTCCGGAATAAAGTCCTTGAATCAATCGGCACACCGAATTTTAAATGGGAGCTGCAGAGAGCTATTGACAAAGAGAGAGACGAAAAGAATATGGCTCTCCTGCTGGAGCAGCTTGATTCCTTTGCAATAAAGGTAGACAATGGCAACGGATTACGCTATATCAGGATGTACTATGCAAGGGACTACAAGGATTTTAAGAAACCTGATGACGCCGGAGAAACTAAGTACTTCTATACCGTTTCCAATTATGGCTATGTTACTTTGTATGCCGAGGCCGTAGAAACCGCAGAAGATGAAGAGGCAAAAAAGAGAGAAGAGCAGCGCCAGGCCCTGAGAAATGCATTGACGGAAGCATCGCGTCGCGCATACCAGCTCCGGCGTGAATTTGTCAGTGAAATCTCTAATACCAAAGCCAAAAAGAACATGGCGGTTATCATTGAGTATCTGCTGCGGTCGATGATAGACACTTATATCAATATCAGCTATGAAGAGATTGCAGAATTTCTCAATATTAAGCTCAATGAAGACGCCGAGGACGAATTGAGCTTTGATATCATAGCTGAACAGGTTGCCTCACAGCCAGAACGGTGCCTGCTTATTGTGACATACCTGTCCTTAGATTCCGAGAACGAGGATTACTTTGACTGGCGCAATGACTATCGGGAGAATGAAAATCTGGACATGGTTTATGACTTCCTTGAAAAGCTCGGATATGAAATGTCTGATGATGAGCAGGCGCTGAAAAATGGTACTCATGAGTTGTTCGCTCAAGATGATGAAGATATTGAGTAGAAAGGAAGAAAGGCTATGAACAAAAGCCGTATAGAATGGTGTGATTATACATGGAATCCTATTACAGGATGTCGGCATGGTTGTGAATATTGCTATGCAAAAGGTATTGCAAAGCGCTTTGCAGGTGATGTTAGACTAAACATGGCTGACGAACGCTGCAAGCAGAAAGATGGCATATATGTACTTGATACTGCGTTTACAACGGACAGAGGCATTATAAACTATCCCTTTGGATTTGCCCCTACTATACATAATTACCGATTTGATTGGCCGGGAAAAGTGAAGAACGGTGCAAAGGTTTTTGTGGGGGCAATGACAGACTTATTTGGCAGTTGGGTACCGGATTTTTTAATTAAAAAGGTGTTTGATACCTGTGAGCAGTATCCGCAGCATGTTTATATATTTCTTACTAAAAATCCAAGGCGGTATCTGGAATTACATGAGCAAAAGCTGCTGCCATGTAAAGAAAACTATTGGTTCGGAACAACAGTCACAAAGTCGGCAGATGAATTTATATGGGTAAAAAATACACCATATAAAACGTTTGTAAGCATCGAGCCGATATTAGAACCATTCAGAGAGTTGAATTCTGATGCGTTGCCGGATTGGGTAATTGTGGGGGCAGAAACAGGAAACCGAAAGGATAAAGTTGTGCCGGAGCGTTGGTGGATTGAGGAAATTGTCCAGCAATGCAAGAAGCATGATATTCCGTTGTTTATGAAAAACAGCCTACAAGACCTGATGGAAGAGGACTTTGTTCAAGAGTGGCCGAAGCAGCTTAAAAACCATTTCCAATTAAGTCAGAAGCTAAAAAATAGACTGGATGACAAATGCGTTTTCTGCTCAAAGGAAATGCCAATGAAAGAAATGATTGCTCTTTTGTATCGTGCCAGAAGGGGCGAGGGAGCAAAAAGGTTAGGATATAGTTGTCACAGTTGCTTTGAGCCTTTTAAAAAAAGTTTAAATTCCGGGGAGGGTCTTGATAGTGAAAAAAACTGACGAAATCATAAAAAGTAAATATCTTGCCGTAAAAGAGATAGGCAAAGATGGCGGCTACGGCTTTGTGTGGCTGCCAGGAGCAAAAAAGCCCGTAATGGTGGTGTTTAGCTGGGGTGGCGGCTGGGATCATGTTTCGGTCAGCCATAAAAATAGATGCTGTACATGGGAGGAAATGTGTAAGATTAAAGATATTTTCTTCTATGAATACGAATGGGTGGTGCAATATCACCCTGCTAAAGAAGATTATGTTAACATTCATCCATATGTACTACATTTATGGCGACCACAAAATGAAACTATCCCTATACCACCGAAGGAATTTGTTTAGAGAGGAAGGCAAATAGGCTGATGTCTAAAAGAAAGTATCCTTTGACCGCAAATGAGGGTGTGGAACAGGCTGCCCTATTCCATTGGGCGGCCTTACAGCAAAATGTGTACCCCGAACTTGAGTGGATGTATCATATCCCAAACGGAGGTTCCCGGCACAGATTAGAGGCATACAACCTTAAAAAACAGGGTGTAAAATCAGGAGTTCCGGACATATGTCTCCCGGTGGCACGAGGCGAGTATCACGGGTTATATATAGAGCTTAAAGCTCATAACAATACTCCCACAGAAAATCAAAAGAAATGGCTTGCCGGCCTGAAAAAGAATGGCTATTATTCTGTAATATGCTGGGGGTGGGAGCAGGCCGCAGAAGCAATAAAACAATACTTAAGTATAGGAATGGAGGAAGCGAGATGAAAATAGACAAATCTGAAATTGCGTTAAGGCTTGGAAAACTTAAAAGCATTCTAACAAACAAGTTAGATGAAACAGCAAACGGCGTACTATTTAAAGATAATTGCCTGTTTGCAAATAATTATGAGATTGGAATTAAGGCAAGGCTTGATATTGACACCGCTGAAACTTTTGTAATCCCAAGGCGCGCTATTGAAATGATTGAAAACCTTCCCCAAGGAATTATTGAAATCACAGGAGATGAAAAGAGCATTAGCATAAAATCAGGGAGCATAAAAAACAAATACAGCACAACAGCGCCGGAGGAGTTTCCTCTTATAGACACCTTTGAGGAAGCAATTGGCTCTGCAACCTTAAATGGCGGTAAATTCCAAGACGCTTTGAATTCAGTCTTGTATGCAGTTTCTGAAAACTCAAACAAACCTATATTGACAGGTGTGTTGCTAGATGCAAAGGAAGGAAGCATTAATATTGTCGGCTGTGACGGTTATCGGATTGCATGGAACAAGTTGAGCTATGATGATGAATTTAATGTAGTTATTCCGAAAAACACTATACAAAAACTCCTTTCAATAGGAATTGCTGGCGACATATCTTTTTCGTGGAACGATAAAAAAATCATATTCAGGAACAAAGATTACGAGGTCTGCTCCCGAATTCTTGATGGAAGCTACATTGATTACAATAAACTGTTCGTTAGACACGAAAATCAAACAATTATTGACAGAAAAAATTTTTCTGAAGCCATTCATAGAGCAATGATATGCATAAATGATAGAGATGTAAAAGGAAATGCGCTTGTATTCCATTTTGATGAGGATGATGTAAAAATAGCAGTTAAACAGGAAAACTCGGAATACGAGGAAAGCATTAAGCTGGATGCTCCGGTGGATCAGCCTGTGGGAATTGCTTTTAATGGCAGATATGTTTTTGAAGCTATAAAATCATTTACAGCCGATAAACTTTCAGTACATCTTGGAACGCCCCTGCAACCTATGCTTCTTGACGATGGAGACCTTATGGCATTAGTCCTTCCTGTAAAATTGTAAGGAGGTATTACGATAACATGAAAAAAATGTTTCTATTATGCATGATGGTGATGGTTATTACAATTTACATAACAGCTAAGCATCCGGAACATTCAGACATACAATCCGCTGCTGAATTGACTGCTGAAGTAATGGAGGTAACAGAACCATTGCCAACGGAAGAGCCATCATGCCCTAAATTTACACAAGAGGAAATAGAGTTAATAGCAAAGGTTGTTTATGCTGAAGCAAGAGGCGAGTGTGACGAGGGGCAACAGGCGGTTGTGCAAGTGATAATGAACAGGGTAAACAGCACAGTATATCCCGACGCAATAAGCGAAGTTATCCAGCAGCCGGGGCAGTTCGTTGTCGGCAGCAGATACACAGACAAAGAAATGCGGAACGTGGAATATGTTTTGGAAAATGGCTACGATTTGCCGTCTGATGTGATGTATTTCGGAACTTGGAAATTCCGGAGTGGTGAGGCAATAAAGATAGGGAATCATTGGTTTATGAGGTGATGGAATGAGAAAAAAATAACGCCAAAACAGCAAGTTGAAAAGTTGTGCATAGAAGCTAACGAAACGATAAAACGGTGGAAATCGCACAAAATCAACGGTTGTAGCGACCCGACATATCCAGACGGCGTAAACATGAATTTATTGCGTAATCACTTGATTTATTATAAACGTCAGATGCGGGATATTTGCTTTGAACACAAAATGCCTTTACCGCCCGAAGCGTTTTTGCCCGATTTGCCCTACACGGACAGTAATTATTTCGCAGACCCGACATCAGACCGAGCAAAAAGAATTATGTCAAACCCTTATTGGAAATGTGCAAACCTCGAAAAAGTCGGCGGGGAATATGACGAAATGCAATTATCGTTGATTTAGAAAAGATTGGAGGAATAACCGTGAACAACCAAATAGAAAACGCAAAAAAGCTATTGTGGCACTATTTTAAAGTTGTAGCGGATAAAAGCGGTGTTGTGTTAGATAACGATTGCCGAGTTGAAATTGAAGGGATAGTTGATGATATTGCTGACGGTGTGCTGGATGAAATTTATATACGAAAGGAGAGCCAAAAATGATTGATAAACAATACGGCAAATTGAGCCTCGTGTGCGACAACTGCGGGGATGGGAAAGAAGGATTTAATAATATCAGCGAAATACTGGAATTCGTTTCGGAGGAAGGATGGATAACCCGAAACGCAAATGGCACCTGGGAGCATTATTGCCCCACGTGCTCGGAGGTGGCGGAGATATGAGTGACACAGAAAAAGCTATTATAGGTATGCAAGGTTTAAAAGAAGTTTTGCCACCTTTGCTTTTAAAAATCAATTATGAGGGTTTAGGCAAAGAAGATGCGCTTGAACTTTCTGAACACCTTGACTTGGCGATACAATCCCTTCGGGAAAAGGCAGGACGGGATAAAGGGTGTGAATTTTGCAGAAACGGTGAAAAAACCGAACACATAGACAACGACAGCCTTATCAAATTCTGGATTTACAAAGATAAACTTGTTGTCGCCGCAGAAATTGGCGGCGAACGCATAGAGTTTGCGCGAAAAATAAAGTTTTGCTTTATGTGCGGGCGGCGTTTGGGGGGGAATTGAATAATGGCTTATGTCATTTGTGATATGGACGATTGCATACATAGGTCAAAGCGCAAGTTGAAAAACTGGATAAAAAAAGACGGCTCTAATTGTTATGGATGTTCCTTACCTGTTATATTGATAAGTCGAATTTTAGATAGCGATGGAGAAGTTGAGGCTGTAGTTGGAAAAGAGAATACTGCAATCTGTAACCATTATCAACCGCAGCCTGAGGAAAGTGAGGAGTAAATAATGGCCAAATGTAAGGGGTGTGGAGCTGAAATTATTTTTATTAAAACGCCCGGGGGAAAATCAATGCCATGCGACGCACAAGAAGTAATCTACTGGGCCAATCGTGCGGCCAAAGGAAAGGTTGTAACGCCAAATGGCGAGGTTATCTCTTGCGACTTCGAGGGAGATATTGACAAAGCAACAGGAATGGGCTATATTCCGCACTGGGTAACATGCCCTGCTGCAGCGCAGTTGCTAAGCATAACAAAAAGTTTCATAGAAGGTAAATAACCAACACACACCGAGCCGGGGCGGCTACCCCGGCAAAAGGAGGTCACACCATGAACCGTTTTAAGTGTCCCGCATGCGGCGGGAATCAATACACGGCCTGCGGCACGGCAGAAGGATGCATATACTGCGGGCATAAAGAATTAAAGAAGATGGAGATATTGGAGCCGAAGGAGGGCGAGGGAATGAGAGAAATTAAGTTTAGAGGCAAGCGTTTAGATAACGGCGAATGGGTATATGGAAGCTTACTAATGTCGGAGCCTCAAGAAAAAAGCTTAGAGCCATTACACTGTTTTATTTTTCCTCTTGATAAGGGGTATCACAGGGTTATTCCCGATACCGTAGGGCAATTCACCGGACTGCACGACAAAAACGGCAATGAGATATATGAGGGCGATATTGTAACAGGTTTATTCAACCACACAGATATCATAGGACATATAGTATATGGTTCCGATGCTACATTTTTTATCGAACGCAAAGGGTTATATGGAATAGGTCTAAATAATGCTGAAGATTGGTTAGAAGTTGTTGGAAATATTTACGAAAACCCAGAACTATTAAAGGAGTGAAATTATGAATAATAACAAGACGGCATATGTCACTGATAATGAAGAAGGGAGAAGGCTTGTATATGAGTTAACCGATTCGTTAGTTAATCACATTGCATGTATGGAGGTAAAACAAAATGGCTAAAACATTAACGCTTACAAAAAAACAGGAAGAATTACTTTACTTACTCAGGTTAGACGGCTTGAGGCGGGAAATTGAACTACACGAAGCGACAGAAGCCTATGAGAAAGCGCAGGAAATTGAGAAGGCAGTACATCAGTATGTAGTAGATAATAACGAGTATTACAGCGATGAGGGCGAACGCATAACCAACGGAAATTGTGATTATCTTATGAGCGAAAAAGTGTTTGTAAACGACTACTTACCCAAAGTCAAGGCGGCATACATGGATCTGTACGGCATCGACAACCCGCTAAATTTTGTTTATTCGTCCCCGATGCTTGAGCGGAAGTTAAAAGCAGAAAGAGCATATCGCATGATAGCAGTTGACTTTTTGAAAATCTCAGGGCGGCAGGAAGAAGCCGCGCAGCTTGAAAAAGCCGTAAAGGGTTATCTAAACCCAAGGCTTGAAGCGCAGTTGCTAAGCATAACAAAAAGTTTCATAGAAGGTAAATAACCAACACACACCGAGCCGGGGCGGCTACCCCGGCAAAAGGAGGTCACACCATGAACCGTTTTAAGTGTCCCGCATGCGGCGGGAATCAATACACGGCCTGCGGCACGGCAGAAGGATGCATATACTGCGGGCACAAGGAATTGAAGAAGATGGATAAGTTAGAGCTGGAGGAGGGTGAGGGGTAGAAATGAAGCCAATAATATTTTCCACGCCGATGGTACAGGCGATATTGGACGGAAAGAAAACACAGACAAGGCGGGTTATTAAAATTGACGATGCTCCTGAAAACTGGAAAATTTCCATAGCGGGCACGTCCATTGTCCGGACCGAACCGTATGATGTTAAGCTGCCACGTTATGCAGCAGGCGACATTCTGTGGGTGCGGGAAACGTGGGCAAAAAGAATTCATAGCGACAACCGCTATTATTACAAGGCTGATAATAATCTTGGTGCAATCTTTAATCGAGAAGATGATAAATGGCGCTCACCTTTCTTTATGCCCCGGGAAGCTGCAAGAATCTTTTTAAGAGTTACCAATGTCAGAGTTGAGCGGGTGCAGGATATTACACCCAATGAATGCACAAAAGAAGGCGTAGAGTGGGAAGCGATGGAAGTCGGTGGCGAGTTTGTTCGAGGCATTTTCAACGGCATTTGGGATAGTACCATCAAAAAGATAGACTTATCCTTATACAGTTGGAACGCCAATCCGTGGGTATGGGTATATGAATTTGAACATTTAACATTTAAATAACCCCGAAGAAGGCTAAAGCGAGGAAATGGAGGGATTATGTTGTGAGGGATATAGATACCTGCTTAATATGTGGAAAGTATGTTCCTGAAGGGCGGCAAGTGTGTTTTATTTGTGAGAAAAGAGTAAGGACGGAGCGAAATGATGATGTATTCAATATTTACGCTCCTGATAAAGTCGAAAGAAAGAACAATAATCGTAGTACCGAGCAAAACTTATATTACTTACATTAGTAGAAAGAGAGCGTTCCCACACAGACCAAATATATATGCGGAGGAACGAGAGATGGCTAAGAATATATCAATTTCAAAATCACAAACTGAAATTATTAGAATTGCGGCCGAGGCGGGTGCAAAGGCTGCTCTTGAAACCTTAGAAAAGGAAAAAAAGAAAACATTAGCTGAAAGGCATGACAGGAGGCTTCGTAATACGAAGTTGCTATTACGCAATTATAGGATGTTCAAAGAGCATATTAGTAGTGCAGTTTTTGAGTCTACACAGATTATTAAGGAAAGTGCTGTTGATATATTAAGCCTTATGTGGGAGAGCAACGATACAGAATTATTTGTTGAATCTATAAAAAAGAGCGTAGAACGCACAAAAATCATCTTTACACATATAAATACCATGCTTGATTTATATGAAACCTACTGCATGAAATCTCCCAAAGAGGAAGATTGGCGCCGTTGGCGTGTCACAAAATCAATGTATATTGATGATGATATTATGACCGCTGACGAAATTGCAAAAAGGGAAAATATCGACAAAAGGACGGTATATAGGGACATTGACGTGGCTGTGGAACGGTTGTCAGCTCTCATTTTTGGCATAGACGGTCTTAAAAACAAATGAAATTCAAATGTCAAAAAGTCGTCATTGACGTGTCATTATAACCTGTGTTATTATGTAGGTGTAAAATTTTATATTTCGCCATACGCCTCTGGCCGCCGTCAATTTTTGTCGGCGGTTTAATTTTTGCACAGGATAGGAGGGTTGTTTTTTTGTGCAGCTCCTTTATTATCTTATAAAACTTAGATTTTAAAGGAGGTTTCAAAATGCAAGGACTTATCATACTACTTGCATACTTTGGCATCTTAATTGCCGCAACACGTTTTTTTACCGCAAAAAGCCGTTCCAAGGAAGAATTTTATGTAGGCAATAGAAAATTTGGCGCATGGAAGGCTGCTTTATCCATTGCTGCTACATGGGTATGGGCGCCTTCTTTATTTGTGTCAGCTGAACGAGCTTACTTAACAGGATTTGCCGGCATGTTTTGGTTTTTAGTGCCCAATGTCCTGTGCCTGCTAATCTTTATTCCTTTTGCCCGGAAAATACGAAAAGAACTTCCGGAAGGTGTAACCTTGTCAGAATATATGAAAATCAAGTATTCGGACCGGGTAAAAAACATATACCTTGTTGAGCTAATGGGACTGGCGGTCATGTCAACGGTAGTACAATTCGTTGCTGGAAGCAAGATTTTAAGCTCTGTTATAGGTATGCCATACTGGATAATTACGATCCTAATAGCAGCATGTGTGTTTTGCTATGCTCAATATAGCGGGATACGGGCCTCTGTCACAGCTGAAGCAATGCAAATTATTATGATACTCGGCATCTGTTTTCTGCTTGTAGCGGGCAATTTTAAGCATAATGGGTTGAATGTTTATTTAGCAGGACTTGGAGGGATAAGCGGGAATTTCAAGAGTATATTTAGCGCTGGCGGCAAGGAAGTGTTTTTGACTTTTGGACTGGTAACTACAATAGGGCTATTATCGGGACCGTTCGGAGACCAAACATTTTGGCAGCGGGCGTTCTCCACAGATGAAAAGAAGCTCGGAAAGGCGTTTACCCTCGGAGCTTTTATTTTTGCCTTAGTGCCGATATCAATTTCTACATTGGGCTTTACTGCGGCAGGAACGGGATTCACTCCAAAAGACACAGGATTGGTAAACTTTGAATTTATACAGACGATTTTCCCGGAATGGGTTGTGTGGCTATTTATTTTGATGGTTATATCAGGGCTGATGTCAACTGTGGACAGTAATTTATGTGCAATACCAACATTAGTAAATGACATTGCAAAGAGATACAGCTTAAAGGGCAGCAAAATAACAATGGCCGTTTTTATTTTAATAACAGCACTGATAGCAAACATTCCTGGAATGACAGTAACTACTCTATTTCTGTTTTATGGTACACTTAGAGCCTCTACCCTATTTACAACGACACTCACGCTCCAAGGCGTGAAATTGCGAGAGGCAGGGGTATTTTACGGAGTTATAGCTTCACTTGTTTTTGGAGCTCCTGTATTTATTTTAGGGAGTCTTCTGAACAATACCATTGTAAAGATTGCAGGAAGCCTTCTTGCGGCACTTCTATCAGGCACAATAGCACTCATCGACAGCAAAAGGAGGATTGAAAGAGCATGAAAACAATCCTCGGGAAAAAGCAGTCGATATCGAATGATACCTGGATAGAAGCTATTGAAAACATTGAAGCCTTGGTATCCGAGAAAGAGCTTGATCTTGCGGTGCAAATTGCTATTGATGATATAGAAAAAACAACCAAAGGCAAAAAAGCGGCGTATGCATGGAGCGCCGGAAAAGACAGTATTGTTCTCGGACATATATGCGAAAAAGCAGGAATTAAAGAGTGCATGATTGGTGTTTGCAATCTTGAATATCCCGCTTTTTACAAATGGATTGAGGAAAACAAGCCCGGTTCCTGTGAAATCATTAATACGGGACAGGATATAGAATGGTTGTCTAAAAGACTTGATATGTTGTTCCCGCAAAGCAGCGCGAAAGCTACAAGATGGTATTCTATTGTGCAACATGCTGCTCAAAGAAAATATTTTAAAGTTCAAAACCTTGATATCTTAGTGTTGGGGCGCCGCCGGGCGGATGGCAACTATGTAGGTGGAAAAAAAGCAATATATACAGATGGAAAAGGCATAACGCGGTACAGCCCTTTAGCAACATGGAAGCATGAGTACATTTTAGCTTATATCCATTATAACAAGCTTTCGCTTCCCCCGATTTACAGCTGGGAAAACGGTTATCTTTGCGGCACTCATCCATGGCCGGCAAGGCGATATACCGGCTCTATTGAAAATGGATGGAGAGAAGTCTATTCAATAGATAAAAACATTGTTATTAATGCCGCTGCACACATCAAAAGCGCACAGGATTTCCTTGAAAGCGTGGTGATGTGAAAATGAAGATAACAAAGATGAAATTGTCGGAGCTTAAAAGCCCGGAGCATAATATACGGATTCATACGGAAAAACAATTAATTGAGTTCGAACGCAGCATAAAGATGTTCGGGCAAATACGTCCGATTGTAGTGGATGAAGAAAACACCATACTTTGCGGAAATGGTCTGTACGCTACTTTGATTAGGATGGGTGCTGAAAGCGCAGATGTTTATAAGATAAAGGACCTTACCGAAAACCAAAAGAAAAAACTTATGATTGCCGACAACAAGATATATGGCTTGGGCATTGACGATTTAGAAACATTTAATCAGTTTTTAACGGATTTAAGCGATGACCTTGATATACCCGGATTTGATGAGGAAATTCTTAGGTCAATGGTTGCAGAGGCCGAAGAAGTTACTGCAAGAATATCCGAATATGGCACAATCAGCGAAGAAGAAATTCAAGCCATACAGGCAAACAAAGAGAAAAAAGATACTTTAATATCAAATGCACTTGAAAACACCGAAAACCACTTTGATGCACATTCTCAAAATATACAGTCACCGAACACATCTGAAATGGCGCAGGTGAAAAAATCCGTTATATGCCCTGAATGCGGGTGCGAAATATGGCTGTAATCAGAAATAAGGCAGATATCGATGTAGTAGAGGCTGCCGAGATTAGAATAAGGAATGTGTTTAAAAATGGTGTTACGGTATATATGTCGTTTTCGGGTGGAAAAGATAGCTTATGCCTTGCCCAATTAACAATCAACCTAATACAGCGCGGCGAAATAGATCCAAAGCAACTTGTAGTGCAGTTTATTGATGAAGAAGCAATATTCCCTTGCATAGAAAAAACGGTAAGGGATTGGCGAAAGAAGTTTATTCTGTTAGGTGCTGCATTCGAGTGGTACTGCATAGAGGTAAAACATTTTAACTGTTTCAACGAATTAACGAACGATGAAACCTTTATATGCTGGGACAGATACAAAAAGGATGTATGGGTCAGGACGCCGCCAAAGTTTGCCATCAGAAATCACCCTTTATTAAGGCCCCGGAAAGATGCATATCAGGATTTTTTGCCGAGGATTTGCATTGATGGCATAACGATTACCGGGGTACGGGCGGCAGAGTCGATACAAAGACTAAAAAATATAGCAAAAATGAATGCTGCGGGGAATAAAATCACGCATAAGCGTCAGATTTTTCCCATATATGACTGGGCAGATAGAGATGTATGGCTGTACCTTAAAGATCAAAATGTAAACATTCCCGAAATATATCTTTATTTATGGCAATCAGGAACAAGCAAAGGACAATTGCGGGTTTCACAATTCTTTTCAGTTGATACTGCTCGAAGCCTTGTCAAGATGAACGAGTATTATCCCGATTTAATGGATCGGATAATACGCCGAGAGCCAAATGCCTATCTCGCCGCTCTATACTGGGACAGCGAAATGTTTGGGCGCAGAACGAGAAACCGAAGAAACCTGGAAGGGAAAGCCGAAAAAGACTACAAGGCCCAACTAATTTGTATGTTTAGTGATTATGACACTTATTTCCCTACCGAAAAAAAGAGGTACATTGCCGAAAGGTATCGTAACTTCTTTCTGCAGATAAGCTCTTTTGCAGACCAAAAGGATTACAGGATGCTTTACGAGGGTTTGATTTCGGGGGATCCCAAGCTAAGAACTTTCAGAGCCTTATACCAAAGAATATACAGCAGGTATATTGAACAGGCAAAGAAGGCGAGAAAGGAGGGAAAACCGAATGAAAAACAGTAAGTTATTTGCCCCCCTTTCAACTTTGCAATGGGTAGATAGGGATAAATTGAAGCCGAATGACTATAATCCGAATAAGGTTTCAAAGGAAAACCTGAAATTACTCGTTCAGTCCATTCTTGCCAATGGCTGGACATTGCCCATAGTCGTAAGGCCGGACATGACAATTATTGACGGATTCCATAGATGGACCGTTGCAGGGCAAGAGCCTTTATTTTCTGCTCTTGGTGGGAAAGTGCCTATTGTTATCGTAGAGCATGCTGAACAAAGTCAGAACATATATGGGACTGTCACCCATAATAGGGCGCGCGGTACACATCTGCTTGAGCCTATGAAGGCTATTGTTAAAAGGCTTATGCAGGAAGGCCAAAGCGTAGCGGAAATAGGTAAGCAGCTTGGAATGAAACCGGAAGAAATTTTCCGCTTATCTGACTTTTCAAAAGAGGACTTTTTAAGCCTTATGGTAAAAGATACCATTTCACATGGCAAAGCAGAGTTTTTTACGAATATTTGAAAAATACAAAATAACTTAAATGCACTTAACGGAATGAGGTGGTGAACATGTAATGGAAGTTAGGGAGCAAGCCTTTAAAGATTACAAAAAAGGCATGAAATACAAGGATATTGCTGAAAAATATGGGGTTTCACTAAGTGCCGTAAAATCATGGGCTTCTCGACATTGGAAAAAGGATAAAGTTGCAACCTCAAAAACAAAAAAGTCGCAACCTGAAAAAAAGTCGCAACCGAAACCGAGGGGAGCGCCTAAAGGTAATAAAAATGCAGTCGGGAACAAGGGCGGCGCTCCCCTTGGAAGTCAGAACGCTTTAAAGCATGGAGGTTACTCTGCTGTCTATTGGGACACATTAGACGAGGAAGAGCGCGAACTTATTGAAAGCACTCCTACGGATGAAGAACAGCTGCTTATTGAACAAATACGACTGTTTTCTGTCAGGGAACGCCGCATTATGGCCGCAATTAATAAATACCAGAACATGAAGGGAGGTTTAGCGGTCAGCGGCGTTATTTCTTCGCACACTAAGCGGGAATTTGATAATAAGGAGGAAAAAGAGCTTTATGAAGACCTGCGGCGGAAAAAGATAGGGGAAGAAAAAATAAGTTATTTGGGCCACGATAAATTTACGCAGACAATGACGGAAGCATCCATAAATATTGTTCAGCGCCTGGAAGCAGAGCTTACTCGGGTGCAGCGGGCAAAAACACAATGTGTATCGGAGCTTGCTAAGCATCGCCTTGAGAAAGAAAATCCTGATAGCAAGGAAATGGAATTAATAGACGATTGGATTTCTGCAATTGAGGACGGTGATACTTTTGACTAAAATGTCGCGCCGGGAATTTTTTAAGCACAGAGTACCATTGTATAGAAAAGACATCGCCCTTTTTGCAAGAGAACAGTTAAATTTTATTGCAGATGAATGGCAGAAGGCGGTTTTTGATGATATTGTTGCGGACAATCGAATATCTGTTAAGTCCGGACAGGGCGTTGGAAAGACTGCTGCCACTGCAATAGTGGTGCTTTGGTTTCTTTCTTGCTTTCCTTATCCTCGCGTAGTAGCCACAGCCCCGACAAAACAACAGCTTCATGATGTGCTGTGGAGCGAGGTTGCAAAATGGCAGTCCAACAGCCCCTTGCTTTCGGCAATATTGAAATGGACAAAAACTTATATTTACATGAAAGGATATGAAAAGCGTTGGTTTGCGGTTGCGCGCACTGCTACAAAGCCGGAGAACATGCAAGGCTTTCATGAAGACAATATGCTTTTCATTGTTGATGAGGCTTCTGGGGTCGCAGATCCGATTATGGAAGCAATACTGGGTACGCTTACCGGCCCGAACAATAAGCTTTTAATGCTTGGCAACCCGACAAGAACTTCCGGAGTGTTCTATGATAGCCATACAAAAGATCGGGCCATGTATTGCTGTCATACTGTAAATGCGGAAACCGTTAAAAGAGTTAACAAGGATAATATTGAATCAATAAAGCGGAAGTATGGAGAGAACAGCAATGTTGTACGGGTACGAGTGTACGGCGAGTTTCCCCTGCAAGAAGATGATGTTTTCATTCCGTTATACATGATTGAAAAATCAATAATGACAGAATACGAAGAGCCTGAAATAATATCAAGTATTGATATAGGCTGTGACGTTGCAAGGTTTGGTGATGATAAAACTGTAATAGGTTACAAAGTTGACAAAAAGGCATATATACATAAAAAATTCCATGGCCAAGACACCATGCGGACCGCAAAGGAAATAGCAAACCTTGGGTTTAGGCTAAGGGATAAATATAAATTTACAGGTAATATTCCTGTCAAAGTTGACGATGGTGGTGTCGGCGGCGGTGTTGTCGATAGACTTAGGGAGTTAAAGCGGGAATATCCTTCACGTTATTCATGGATGACTGTAGTGCCTGTTAATTTTGGTAAAGTTATAAAGCACAAATACTACCATGACAGTACAACATACATGATGGCAGTTGTTCGCGACATGATTTCAGACATTGATGATGATGGCAACGAGAAAGAAGTTGAGCTTATTCTTCCTAACGATAATGACCTGGTAGGGCAGCTCAGCTCGCGCAAATATGATTATAAAGCTAACGGCAAGCAAAAGGTTGAAAGTAAAAAGGAAATGAAAGAGAGAGGTTTGGCATCACCTGACGAGGCTGATTGCATATTACTTGTTTGTCTGCCTGTAAAATCACGCAGGAAGGAGAATGTTAAAAATGAGCAAAAACAAAACGCTGCCAAAGATGAACGTTAAAATTATCAAAGCGGCGGAAAAACCGATAAAAAAAGCAGACGCCCCTAAAGCTTTGGCTGATGAAAAAGAATCCTCGTCTATTTGGATTAGTCACCCGATTGACTTAAGGGCCTTGCTGACGCTTGTGGATCATTCCACTATTTTGCCTCAATGTATCTGTGCATATAAAAACAACATTACAGGCTTCGGCATTGGCGTTAGGTATAAAGAGGACGTAGAGGAAACGGAAGAGATGGCAAATGAATATATGTATGCTGAAAAGGTCCTGGATTTACTTAACATTGATATGGATACAAAGGAAGTGTTTGAGGCTCTTGTTGAAACACGAGAAATATACGGTATATCATATCTTGAAGTTATACGGAGCTTCGATGGGAAAGTATCTCAAGTTGAGCTCATCAAGGATGTTCCGACGGTGACTAAATCAATTCGGCTTGACCCTGTTATTGATGTTGAATATTACTATAATGGGGAGGCAGTTACCCGAAAGAGAAAGTTTTGTAAATATCGGCAGGAAAAGAACGGAAAAACAGTGTACTTTAAAGAGTTTGGCGACCCGCGAATTATGGATCTGCGAGATGGAAGGTATTTAGAATCAGGCGAAAGCCTTGACTTGGAATATCAGGCGAACGAGATTTTAGAATTCCCCATAGGCATAGACGACTACGGGAAAATTAGATGGATGGGGCAAATATTAAGTATTGACGGTGCCAGGAAGGCGGAGAGCCTAAATAATAGCTACTTTGACAATGGAAGGCATACGCCGCTTGCAATTATCGTTCGTGGAGGCACTCTATCAGATGAAAGCTTTGCAAAACTTGAAAATTACATGAACGAAATCAAGGGAAGTGCCGGGCAGCATGCTTTTTTGGTGCTTGAAGTGGAAGACAGTGACGATCGCCCTGCTTTTGACGAGGGGAAGCAGCCTGCAGTTGAGTTAAAGGACATGGCCGGGATACTGCAAACCGATGAATTGTTTCAAGCGTATCTTGACAATACAAGGCGCAAGGTGCAATCGGCATTCAGGCTTCCGGACTTATATGTGGGATATACAACAGACTTCAACCGCTCCACAGCTCAAACTGCAATGGAAGTTACCGAAAAGCAGGTATTCCAACCGGAAAGAAAATCATTGGCGTGGATTATTAACAATAAACTGTTTAACGATTTTCAATTCAAGCATGTTGAGTTTTACTTTAAAGAGCCTGATATTTCAAATCCTGATGACCTTTACAAAATACTTGCAGTTACAGAGCGTGCCGGCGGCGTTACACCTAATCTTGCCAAACGCATTGCACATGAAGCAATTGGGCAGAAGTGGGAAAACTACGAAGGTGAATGGGGAGATATACCGCTCCAAGTTTCGAATCCCGGGAAACAATCCTCTGGCTCTGGGCTTGACGTTCAACTCTCGGAACAGATATTAAAGGCCGAATCGAATTCTGACCATGAAGTTGTTGCAGTGATGAAAGAGGTCAGAAAACTGTTGTGCGAGATGCATAAGGAGGATTGAGAATGTGTAATTGCAGCGGCTTAATAAAGGCTATTGACGCTTTTATTATGAAAGCAGATGATAATCTTAAAAAAAGATTGGAGAAAGAAGGTTTTTTAAATGCGGAAGAGACGGTAGACGCCGCCACTGAATTAGAGGACAAAGTTGCAGAGGCTCTCGTGGAAGAAACAGAACTATTAACCTCCGATTTAAAAGAGGTTGTTGACATGGAAGCATTTTATGCCGATATATGGCCGGAGGTTAAAGCTGCAGATGACCTTGATGTAAAGCTTTTCGATGTGTTCAAAAACCAGTTTGAAACGATTATGCCCCAGCTTATCACAGCATACATAAAACAGACGGATTCGGACCTCATGCTCGTAAACACAAGCAAGCGTACCACAGCATGGATCACCGATTGGAGCGAGGAGCTTGGGCGGTTGATGAAGCTTAATTCCCACAGTGAGATTGAACAAATTCTGCTGGAGGGCCTTGATGAAGGCTTAAGCGTAGAAAAGGTTACGCAGTCCATTCTTGAAAGCGGCATCCGGGATGAATATTATAAAGCACGCCGAACTGCAATAACGGAAATGCTAAGGGCTCATTCCGTTGCAAGGCAGGAGGGGCTAATACAAAGCCCCGCCGTTGAAGAAAAGGAATGGGTACATACCGGAGCTTACAGAATTAAGCCCCGGGAAAACCATATTGCCATAAGCGGTCAGATTGTGCCTAAAGATGAGCCTTTTAAGCTTATCGGTGCTGACGGTGCGAGGTATTACCCCATGTATCCTCGAGACAGCATATTACCGCCGGGCGAAAGCGTCAATTGCCATTGCATTCACAGAGGTATAGTGTCAAAAAAAGTACTCGGTTTAAGCCTTGAGGATAGAAAAAAACTGCAAGAGCAGGCCATTGTCGATGATGACGGAGCTTGGGAAAAGGAGATTGACGCAAGAAATAAAGCCAAAGCCGGTATAAATGAGGAAACCATTAAAATGGATTGGTTAAAGAACAAGGATAAAAATGAACAGGTTAAATACCTTGGTTCTGAAAGCAGATGGGCATTGGTTGAAAGTGGGGTAATTAAAGACGATAAGGATTTGCAAAAGCTCTTTAAAACCACGACCACCAAGAGTGGTAAGAAAGTTGTTACACGTAAAACCTTGAATGAATTGAAAAAAGATGGTATAATTACCATTAGGAAAAGCGTTGTAAACCATTCTTCAAAGGGCGAATATACGGGCAAATCAAAGATGTACCCCAATGGAAGACCTATAGGCGGCGCACATTCAGTTGCCGGTTTAGAAGAGTGTAAGAACAGGGGTATTGAATACAATGTGACAAAAACTTTTACAAATGGGGTTACACTGGGAAATATTCCTTGTCATAAGCAGGTGTTTAAGCGTTCGGGAGACGGGCAGGCTTGGTTTCCTGAAGAATGGACGGATGATGATATCCTTGTAGCGGGCACTTTTGTATCGAATAGCAGTGAGACTGTTGTAGAGGGTCATCAAACAGCAATATACAACGGCGTTGCCGTAAGAGTGCTTTATGATAAAAATGGCGACATAACAACAATATGTCCTGATTATGACCAGGAAACAGTGAAGGGAGTTAAGGTCAAATGAATAAAAAATTAATAAAATTATTTGCCGACCTTGATAGGTTCTGGAATATAAGCAGCTCCCCTAATCTTAAAGGAGAGCATCCAAACTGTATGACTACAGCGTACGAAATTAAAGAGGAACTTGTATCATTGGGGTTTAAAAAGGCAGATAAAATACTTAAAGAATTGACCGATGAGCAAATTGAACAGATAATATCTGTAGTGGAGGAAATAATTGATGAAATGCCGGAAACTGCAGATACATTTAAGCAAATCAATGAAGAAAGGAATATACATTGGTTAAATGATGAATTGAAATTGCTTGGAATAATTGAATAATAATTTAATATCCGGAAATTAGTCAGTTAGTTGCAAAACGCAGCCGACTGGCTTTTTTTATTGCGGCCGTAAGGTTTTGCTTTCCGGCTGCTTTTTTATTATAGGCAAAGGAGGTGAAAAGAGATTGAATGTGTTAAAGGCATACGCAATATCTGATGCGAAAATTCAGTTTGTGTCACTCGTTGATAAGGCGGCCAATAAAAGACGGTTTATAATCACAAAAGCGGAAGATGGCGAGGCAAGCTTCCAGGTATACGGAAGAATTGTCAAAACCGACAGCAAGCACCATTATGTCACAGGGATTGTATATGAGCCGATGGTTGAGGATTCAGACGGCAACTATATGACAGAGGAGGAAATTACAAAGGCTGCTTATTGGTTTGCCAAAAACGGTGATAAGGTTGACCTGCAGCACAGCTTTGAAACACTTGAAAATGCAAAAGTCGTTGAAACTTGGATTGCTAAAGCAGACTTCTCCATTGGTGATGAAAAGGTTAAGAAAGGCTCCTGGCTCATTACGGTCGAAATCTCTGATAATGAGATTTGGGATAAGATTGAAAAGGGAGAGATTACTGGCTTTTCAATGGGAGGTGTAGGCAAGTACAGCGATAAAGATGTTGATTTGTCGGCTATTGAAAAGCAAAAAATAAACACCGGCGAAAACAAAAGCATTTTCAAAAAGCTTGCCTCGGCGTTTGGATTCGATATTGTTGAAAAAGGTGCTGTAGCCGACAAATTCAAATCCAAAACTCAAAGCACGCTGTTTTGGAACGCTTGGTATTCATTGCAAGAAACCTTAAGCCATTACGATTGGACAACCGACAAACAAGAATTTGAAACCGATGAGGACACCATCAGAGAAGCGTTACAGGAGTTCAGCGAAATTGTAATTGATGTTTTGGCTGAAAAAAGTGTTACAAAGGCGCTTACGGTTGACCTGCCTGTTGAAAAGGCGGGGAAGCCAAGAAAAAGTAATGTGGATCATGAAACATTACAAAAAATTTATAAAAATCTCGGTGAATACTTAGCCGGGATTGAAGAAATTAAGGAGGATGAGATTGATATGAAGGAAGCAGATGTTCAAAAAATGATTGACGAATCAATTAAAAAAGCACTGGAAAACAATAATCCTGCACCGACCGGGGCAGCTTCCAATGCCGGCGGCGCGGAAGCAAAGCCCGAATTAACGCAAGAGAGCATTGAAAAGATGATTACAGATGCCATCCAGAAAGCTCTCACCCCGGAGGAAAAGGCGATTACAGCCGAAAATATCGGCGAGGTTATCGAATCAGCAGTGCAAAAGGCAATGGAGCCTGTATTGAAGGCAAAAGGCTTGCCTACAAACCTTAATGAAGGCAATGTTAAGAAAAGCGAGCCGCATTACATGACGGGCATTATTTAATGCCAATTATTTTTAACAAGGAGGAATACATGATGTCTATATCTAATGAGCAAATCATTCAAAAAACTTTGACGACTTCAGGGGTTACGGCCGGTCTGCTTAACCCTGAACAAGCGCAAAAGTTTATTAAGCAGACCTTTGATGCTACACCTCTTGGACCATTGACCAGAAACGTTTTAAGAAAATCAAAAACAGGCGAAATTGATAAAATCGGAATTGCTTCGAGGATACTTAGGAAAAAGACTGAAAATGTGGACGACAACTATCGTGCAAAGCCGACTTTTAGCAAAATCGAATATGCAACGACTGCTGTTCGCTTACCTTGGGAAATTACCGAGGAAACCCTTCGCGAAAACATAGAAGGGCAACAGCTTGAGGAAATCGTTACAAATCTTATGACAGCACAAGTGGGGGTTGACATTGAGGACTTAGCAATAAACGGTGACACCGAAATAGCCGAAACAGACGAGGACTATGATTTCCTTAAAATCAATGACGGCTGGCTGAAACAATTGCTTGACGGCGCTCATGTTGAGGATAGGTCCAGTAAAAGCTCCGGCGCAATGAAAATCGATGTGTATTATGATGCACTAAAGCTAATGCCGAACAAGTATAACAACGGCAAACTTCGTTGGCTGATGTCGCCAAAACGCAAGCAAGAATGGGATAAATATTTGCTTGACAAGGTTATTACCGTTGGCGGCGGCGTTACGGATGCGATAATGAACAGCCCTGCGGCCATTCCGTCTATCGAAGTGCCGTCACTGCCTGACAGCAACATAATACTTATTGATCCCAAAAATCTTATCAAGGTTTATACTTACAACATGATTATTCGAAAAACAACCGAGGGCAAGGAAGCAATCATGCAGGATAAAAGATTTTACATTATTCATTTTGATTTTGATGCTGTCATTGAAGAGCTTGATGCCGCTGTTGTTATAAAAGGCTTGGCAAGCATATAAGGAGGATTGCTGATTATGATTAAGTTAAAGCTTATTCGAGGGCTATCCTACAGCGGAGGAATTACGGGAGGCGGTACTGTTTCAGCTACCGCCAAAAAGCCTTTTGTAGAAGTTGAAACGCTTGAGGATGCGGAAATTTTAGTTAAAAGCGGCCACTTCGAAGTTGTTGACAACAAAGAAAAAGCGCCGGCTAAAGCTGAAAATACTCCGTCTCCGCCTTTTCCCGGAGCCGAAGGCGATAAGACGGAGGATAAAGAGGTCAGTGTCGACAAGATGACTAAAAAAGAGCTTTTGGAATACGCTTCGGCGAAAGGCATTGACATTTCTGATTGCACAAACAATAAAGAGCGTGCTGCCCGCATTAAAGAGGTTTTAGAAGCGGGCGCGGATCCTGACCCTGACATGGAGTCTTTGGAAACAGACGCAGAGCCTGACTTTGGCGAATAATAGTTTAAGGAGGAAATATCATGAAGTTAGATAATCTTTATAATGCCGGAGCTTGCGGTATTGAGCAAGCTCTTTACCTTGGAAGCGTTGCTTTTAATACTGAAGACATTGATGCAGGCGTAAAGCTTGCCACAATACCCAAAAATCATGTAATAACTCGCGCTGTGGCAATTGTTAAAACGCCTTTTAACGCCGGCACTACAAATGTGCTTACTCTTGGAAACAAGGTTGGGGATACCTATGATGCTGATGCTTTGCTTGATGCCACTACAATAACAGCGGGCACTGCTGGAGTATATCAAAAGCAGCTATGGATTGAAACAAGCTCTGCTGACATGGACATATATGCGGAGTTTGATGAAACCGGGACTGACGCTACTGAAGGCACAGCAGAGTTTTATGTTTTCATAATGAGACTGCCTGAATAGGAGGTGGTCTTATGGCAAAGCGGCCATGGGTTTCACCCAATGAAGTAAGGGCATATTCTGAATTTGCCGAAGTTGTAAACCGTACGGATGACAAGCTAAAGATTGACATTTCGAGGGCTGAAATGCATATCATTTCCTACACTAACAACAAGGAATTGCTTGATGATGAAAAATACCCCGAATTGCCCGAGGAAGTTAAAACGGCCGTTATTATTGTTGCTGAAAGCTACGCCCATAACGCAGTTGAGAAAACGAAGAACTTAAAAACGGAAACTTTTGACGATTATTCATACACCATTGAAAGCAATGAGATTAAGGCATCCGAAATCAGGGAGGAAATTGCGCCACTTCTTGAAGACTATATGATTGCAAGGTCAAGCAACCTGCTGAATATGCGTCTAAGAAAGCTGTAGAAAGGGGGCGTTTTCATGGCTATTGAGGACCTTTTTGACCACAAATGTGACATTTATCATTGCCTGGAAAGCAACGATAGCCCCGGATACGGATTGCCGGGTTCACCAAAATTTTCATATCCCGATACTCCGGACCTTGTTGATGTTCCCTGCCATTTTGCTGTGTCTAACGCTTATATTAACATCTCCCAAGGCGAGCCTAAAAACCATTATACCGGGCAAATCAAGCTGACGCTGCCAAAAGGTACAGACATAAGGCTCAATGACAAGATTGTTGACAAGACGATTGATGCGGCAACGGGAGAAGTTAAGGGGTATGAATATACGGCAGAGATACCAAGGGACATAAGAGGGCATCATATTGCTGTGTATTTGCATAGAACAGATGTGCAGGTGCCGCTATAATGGATAATTTTGATGTTACCGTTGATTTAAGTCAAATAAAAGTCTTTTTTGGAAGGGTGCAGCAGGCGGCAAGCGGCGACTTTAAGAAGGAGCTGGAATTGTTTCTTGAAGGGTTAGGGTATGAATTCTTGCGGATATTGGAAGATGAGATAATCCGTAAAAAGGTGATTGATACCCGCTTACTGTTAAACAGCTTTCAAAAGGGGAACGAAAACAATGTGTGGATATTTAATGATGGAAAACTTTCCCTTGAAGTAGGAACAAATGTCGAATATGCCGCTTATGTAAATGACGGGCATTGGACTTGCAAAAAAGGTGAGATTGGAAGGTTTGTTCCCGGCATTTGGGAAGGTGACAAGTTTATTTACCAAAAGGGTGCCAAAACAGGAATGTACCTTAAACAGCAATGGGTTGAAGGCAGGCATTACTGGGAAAGCGCCCTTAAAATCATGGAAACGATATATCCTAAATTCCTTGAAGCAAAATTAGAGGAATGGCTGAAAAAATACTTTAGAGAGTTTATGTAGGGGTGGTGCAATGTTAGAGCAAGAACAAGCAAGTATCGCAAAATTTATTTTGTCGGCAGTTTCAGAGGTTTCGGAAGTAACTCCCTACTATCATGAAATTAAAAAGAACTTTAAAGTACCGTCAATTTACTTTCCGGCGGACCCCGAAGTTATTCCAACCCCTGACGCACTGGATTCATACTCTTTGCTGTATTCTTGGTTTGTAAATGTCTTCCAAAGCACAACCGCAGATGCGTTTTTGCTTGCAAAAGCGGCCCTGGATGCCATTGTAGGGCAACGGTATCTTATACCCTTGCTACATAAGAGCGGGGCTGCCACAGGCAAAGGAATACGCCTAAAAGATGCACAAATAAAGAAAGTTGACAACGGTGTTTATCAATTGTGGCTTTCTTGGAATAGCTGCAAAGAGTATGATGATATAGGGATTCCGACTGAAACTATGATGGAGTATCAAGTTGACTATTCCACAAAAATAGAATAGGAGGAAATTATGGCAAAGAAAAATAATGATAAACCAACGGTTACCGAGGCAACCCCTCAACCGCCCAAGTTTACTGTTGAACAGCTTCGGAAAAATGCTTTGGAGCTGTTTGGAGTTACGGCCAGCACGTTTGAGGGAGCTGTTTACGGTTTTAAGGGCGAGTTTACGGTCCAAGAAATGAAAAATCATATCGAAAAATGGCTAAAAAAGGAGGTTAAATAAAAATGGCAGGAGGAACTTTTGATCCTTTAGTAGGGAAAGTACGCCCCGGCACATACATAAACTTTGTGTCAGAAAGAGTTGAGCGTGTCGGAGCATCGGAAAGGGGTATTGTAGTCATACCTTTAATAGGGCATAAATACGGCCCGGCAGGTGAATTTATAAGGTTGACGAACGCAAGCTCCGATGCGGAGTATGCAAAGCTTGGTTATAGCGTGTATGAGAAAAATTCACAAATGCTGCTTATAAGAGAGTCTTTCAAAAAGGCTCAAACAGTATATGTCTATATCCTTGCAACGGGAAGCAAGGCTGCAAAAACAATAGGCGGCTTGAATGTTACGGCAAAATACGGAGGCAGCAGAGGAAACGACTTTAAGGTAGTGATTGCCGCTAATGCTGTCAATGGCTATGATGTGTCGATCTACCTTGGCAATAACATTCTCGAAACATTTGAAGGAGTTTCAACGGTTGAAGACCTTAAAGGGACAGGAAGCGCATTTGTAGATTTTAGCGGCACAGGTGAATTAACGGCCGATGCAGGTACAAACTTGGAAGGCGGGACGGACGGAAACGTAACAATGCAAAACCATACAGATTTTCTTGATGCGCTCGAAAGCATTTCCTTCAACGCCTTGGCTTACCCGGTTACGGGTGAAGATGCGCCGGCATTAAAGGCAGCTTGCAAGGCAAAAATAAAATATCTTATTGAGAATGTCGGCAAACGTGTTCATGCGGTTATTCCCGATTTTGACGCCGATTATGACGGAATTATTAATGTCACCAACTCGGTTAAGCTGGATACGGGCGAGGAATTAACGAATGCACAAGCATGCGCTTATGTGGCGGCCTTGTATGCGGGAGCTACGAAAACCCAGTCAAACACATACGCAAGATATGATGGCGCTGTTGATATTGTATCTGCTAAAACCCATGAAGAAGCGGTAGCCGCAATTAAAAACGGCGAGTTTTTCTTCTCGTTTTCAGAGGGAGGAGAGGTTGTTGTTGAATCGGATATAAACAGCCTTGTGACATACGGTCAAAACCAAGACAGCTCTTACAGCAAAAACAGGGTACAGCGTGTGTTTGACGCATTGTCAGAAGCCATTCATGCAAACTTCCCGCCGAACAAATATGATAACAATGAAACCGGTTGGGACATCATGGAGGGCGTGGGCCGCGGAATATTAATTGAATTTGAAAATGATGGCGCAATTACAAACGTTGACCCGGACAATGATTTTCTTGTTGACAGAGCGGCCAGCGTTGGAGACCAAACATTTTTCAATGTTGGAATTCAGGCGGTTGACAGCGCTGAAAAACTGTACTTTACTTTTGTGACAAGATAAGGAAGGAGGTAATTTAAGTGGCAAATAAAAGGAGAATGAGCCTTCGCGAAGGCAAAGTGTTTCTTGACGGGCTTAAGGTCCTTGATTCGGTTAAATTCGATATCTTCTTTAAGCCCGAAGTGGCAACAAGCCGGGCACTCGGTGAGGCAGGAACCAGCAGAAGATATTTAGGTTACGATATCACAGTGAATCTAACCGAATACAAGTCAACGCCCTGGATTAAAGAAGCTATAAAGAAGTACCTAAAAACAGGAGCAACCCCCGAATTTGTCATCCAGGGGATACAGGATGACAGAAACTCCGACTATTATGATGAACATGGCAGCGATACCATCACATGCAAAGGATGCGTTTTGACCGGTGATATTCCGCTGATGGCTCTTGATAGCGGCGGCGAGTATGTGCAAAACAGTGTCACTTTTGGAGCCAATGAAATGGTTTAATGCTTTACGAACAGGCCTTCTCTTTTATTGAGAAGGCCTAAATTTTTTTAATAAATTTAAAGGAGGCTTTATAAATGGTTAAAAATTTGAAGTATTTTATGCGCGAAAACCTGAAAAAAGAGGAGATAATAGTCGCTCCGGGACCGGAAAGTATTAAAGACGAAAACGGTAATACCATTAACCTTGAAATTCGCGTCCTGCCCAATTCGGTAATCCAAAAGATTAACGACAATTATCGCAAGCGCACCATAGCTTTAGACAAGAAAGGCAATCCGTATATAAGCGGGAATGAGGTTGTTTTCCGTACTGAATTCGATGCTGCCCGGGCATCTCGGCACGTTATCGTTGAAGCATTGAAGTACCCCGATTTGAAGGATCCGGAATTAATGAAGTTTTTCGACTGTCATGACATTACGGATATGCCCTTGCTTGTATTTCCCAGAGCTGATGAATACAGGCATGTATCAAACATGGTAATGACTGCGCTTGGATTGCGTGAGGCGGCAACGGATGAAGAGGAGATTGAAGAGGCAAAAAACTCATAAAACGCCGGGGGACGATTGAGTGGTGGGCGCACTGCCTTTGGCAACGACACAATTTGCCTATGGAAGTGTTTGAAGCCATGCCGAGAAGGCGACAGCTTTTTTATATGGCTTCGGAGCTCGTGGAGGAAGAGGAACCACTCCGGCGTGATGTAATACAGATAAAAGGAGGTGGAGCATAGTGCCTGTCTTATCAACGACCTTTGACCTTGTTGACAGAATGAGCGAAAAATTAAATCGAATGGCCAATACCGGGTCGCAATTTGTTAAGCAGTGGGAATCTGTTGGCGATACAGCAGGAGAGGCACTTGAAACTGCCTCAAAAAAGGCTACGCAAACAGCGCAATCTCTTTCTGCGCTTGAGGACTCTATGTCCGATACAACCACCGCCGCCGACAGGCTTAATACTGAAAACAAAGATGGCTCGCAGATTATTGAAGAATTTACGGACAGAATAGAAGTTGCCGAAAGAGCGGTTAGCGATTATGCGGACGGGGTTGATAGAGGGTCACGTTCCACCGGCGAATTTGGTGACGAATCCAAGGATGCAGGAGAAAAAGTAAAAGTTTTTGGAGATGAAACCACACAAGCGATAAACGCGATAGAGCAGGTGCTTGTTGCGGCAGGTATAGCAAAGCTTATAAGGGAAATCGGCTCTGCCTTTGTTGATGTCACTCGAGCCTCCATGGAATTTGAAAGTGCTATAACCGGTGTTTACAAGACTGTTGACGGTACAGAGGAGCAGCTTGCAAACATAAGTAATGAAATTAAAGAAATGGCGCTCATGATGCCGGCAAGCACAACGGAGATTGCGGCCGTTGCAGAAGCTGCGGGACAGCTTGGTATAGCGGTAGACGATATTACCAACTTTACCCGGGTTATGATTGACCTTGGCGAATCCACAAACCTATCGTCCGAGGTGGCGGCTTCATCCCTTGCAAAGTTTGCAAATGTGGCAAAAATGAGCGCGGACAACTACCAAAACCTTGGTTCTGTAATTGTTGCCCTCGGCAATAACTTTGCCACAACCGAAGCTGATATTGTAGCTATGGCGACCAATATGGCGTCTGCTGCCAGTTTGGCGGGGTTTACAGAGGCTGAAACAATGGCATTGGCCGCTGCCCTTTCGTCAGTGGGTATTGAGGCTGCTGCCGGTGGTACATCTGCCGCAAGGCTGATTTCCTCAATGCAAGTCGCGGTAGAAACGGGTAATGAGGAACTTGCCAATTTTGCAAAAGTAGCAGGCGTGACAGCTCGGGAGTTTACGGAAATATGGAAAAAAGGCCCTGTTGATGCGCTATATGCGTTTATTAAGGGATTAAACGATACGGAACGTACCGGACAAACTGCCACCGTAATGCTTGAAAACATGGGAATTACGGAAGTGCGGCTTTCAAATGCGATTAAAGCTTTGGCGAACGATAACGAGGGCTTGGCCGCCGCAATAGAAACTGCAAATCTGGCATGGGAGGAAAATACCGCTCTCTCTACGGAGGCGTCTTTACGATATGGCACGCTTGAAAGCCAGATTGACATGACAAAGAATGCGTCCAATAATTTAAGCATTGCCATAGGTGATGTTTTTTCACCCACAATTGCAGATGCAAACGAAAAGTGGCGGGAAGTGCTCGTGGGCTTTACCTCGTTTGTAGAAAACAATCCCACAGTGGTAAAAGCTGTGGCGGCTATTACAGTCGGAGTTGCGGCGTTCACAGGATCCATTGTTGCGTATGTGGCCATTGCAAAAGCGGCGACAGTTATAACCACAGCCCTAAATGCCATTATGGCCGCCAACCCAGCTTTCTTAATTGGAGCAGGAATAGCATCGGCGGCTGTTGCTCTGACGGCGTTTTCAGTATCTACGGCAAAATCAAGCGAACAGCTTAAAAAAGCCAATCTTGACGCGCATTTTGGAGATATTGCCCTTTCGGCGGCGGAAATAGATGAAATTGTAGGAAAAATACTTAGAGATGACAGCCTCGGCAAGCTAAACAGGGCTTTTTCCGCCTTCGATACCGTTGCCGAAACTGCTGAAAACATTTCGGCGGCCCTGGATGAAATCGACAGGGCAAACTGGAAAGTATCTATAGGGATGGACTTTACCGAATCAGACTTTGAAAGGTATAAATCGGATATTGACAGTTTTATAGAGAATTCTCTGAAGCTTGTATCTGATAAGCATTATGCAATCAGCCTGTCAATAGACACTCTTTTCGGCGACAGCGAAACAGGGAGCGACTTTAAGTCTTCGGCAGACAGCTTATACGGCAGGTACTCGACCGAGCTTGAAGAGCTTGGCAAAAAGCTGCAAGAGGCGGTTTTACAAGGCTATGAAAGCGGCTGGGATGTGGATACCACACAAGCGGTTGAATCTATAATAAAGTCCATGACCGAAATAACCGATAAGATTGCAGCTGCACAGGCCGAGGCACGACTGGAAGCCATTAAGCTTGACTTTTTATCCGGAAACATTGACGCAGAAAGCTTTGAAAATTTACAAACAAGATTAAACGAAGAGCTTGAAAACATTACAAAGCAGTATGATGATTTAAGGCTAAACCTTATTGCGGAGGCAAGGCTTGAATTTAACGAAGGTGAAATAGATCAGGAAACTTTAAACCAAAGGATTGATTCCATTCAAGAGCAATACGAAGAAAAACTAGCGGCTCTTTCAGTTACAAGCCTTAATTTTCAAACTGACGCAATTTTGCAAGCTTATTCGGATGAAATCGGCGAAGCGATTCCGCAGATGGCAGAGGCCCTGCAGCGTGGAATAGAAGAACAGATGTCAAACATGGACTGGTTTGGCGCCGAAGGTATGGATATCGGTTTGATTTACGCTGAAATATGGGAATCCACAAACATTGACAAAGCAACAAAAGATGCAATAGGGCAACTGCTTGAAAATATGAAGCCTACATATGAGCAGGTTTATGAAATAGCAAGAAGTTATGAGGAAGTTCCTGCTGAAATTGCTGAAGCACTGTTTGGTGCGGCCGCTTTAAATGTAATCGGCAGCAAAAGCAAAGAACAGATGAAGGCCATGGCAACGGTTATCGGTGCCGCTTTCAGCACAGCCGATCCGGAATATCAAAAAATGCTAAACGATTTAAATGATGCAGGAATAGCGATTCCCGAAGAAGTTATATTTGGAATGAACGCCCGAACAGACCAATTAAAGCAGACAGGAACAAGCCTTGGGGAAAATGTGCTTGATGCACTAAAAACAAAGCTGGAAGAAGGAATAAACGTAAGGATCCCCGTAACGGCAAGTGCTTCGAGCAACATTTCTTTGAATGTGCCCGGATTTGCAACCGGAACAACCGATGCACCGGATATATTTATAGCGGGTGAAGAAGGACCGGAGCTTATTGTAGGGGCAGCAGGCAGTACAGTATTCCCGGCAGAAGAAACAGAAAAAATCCTATCGTCTGTAGGCAGGGTACCAATCAGAACGGAAGTGCCGGAAACATTTAGAATCTCGCAAAGCAGTCAAGACAGCCCTGCTGTCTCAGAAAAGGTAATAAGGCTGCAAATTGAAGGCGGCGGGGAAATCAAGGTTGATGCCTCCTTGAAAGAGGATCAAGTTCTTGACTTGCTGTTTGCCAATCTGCGTCCTGCCTTGTTAAGCATTGTGCGGCAAGAAATTTTTGAGGAAGGAGATGGCGCATATGAGTTCTAAATATGAAATTTGGCTCACATACAACGGCGAAAGCGAGAAAGTGCATTTTCCTGTGAATCCGGAAAAGTTTTCAATCAAAAACGGAAGCAAGAATGAAACCGTTAATATTTCCGGCTTGGGCGAAATCATAATAAAACAGGACCGCCCTGCATTAACCCTCTCTTTTTCCTCATATTTGCCGGCGGCATACTTCCCCGGCATGAATTTTTCGTATATTTGGAATCCTTATGTGATAGCAGAAAAAATTATGAGATGGAAGAATGGCGATAAGCCTTGTCACTTAATTATAACTGGCACGCCAATAAACATATATTGCACAATTGAGGATTTTCCCCTTGACGAAATAGGAGGCGATGTGGGCACAGTATATTACACCCTAAAGCTGAAAGAGCATAGGAATGTGTCTGTAAGACAGATTGAAGTTGTACAGGATCAGGCGGTAATAACTCCGGAAGAAACACGAATTGACAACAGGGTGCAACCCTCCACTTATACTGTTGCTTCGGGCGATAGTCTTTATCTTATAGCAAGAAAGGTTTTGGGTGATGGTGCTCGATGGAAAGAAATTTTTGAGATTAACAAAGACCAAATCGAATCTTACAATATGATTTATCCAGGTCAAGTATTCGTTATGCCGGGGTGATGCGATGATAACTTTATTACTTGTTAAAAATGGCAAAACATATGACATAAGCAATTTGGTTGAGTATGTAACTTGGGGAGGCAGAAAAGGCGCTGCTGCTCGAAACCTTAAAGTAAGGCTGCTTGACGCTGACGAATATGGTCACGATAGGGCGGATATAGACATAGAAGAAGGGCAGCATTGTATTTTTTACTGGAAAGGCGCAGAGCTTTTTCGAGGGATTATATTGGAGCAGGAGCAATCAAACCGTAAAAGAATGCCTATTAACGCTTATGACAACGGCATTTACTTTTCAAATAACAAGGATACATTTAACTACTCCAACAAAACAGCAAGCGAAATTTTCATTGATTGCTGCAACAGGTTTCAGATACCTTATGGGGAGGTTGCGGAAACCTCCCATGTGATACCCGAACTGCCAAAGCCTAAAACAACGCCTTATGACGTTATTTGCGATGCTTTAAGCCAAACTTATAAAGCAACGGGCAATAGGTTCTATCCGCTGTCTATGGAAGGGAAAATGCATCTATTAAGGCGCAGGGAGAATGTGCTGCAATGGGTTATTGAGTCCGGGGTTAATCTATCCACATATTCTTTGAAAAAAAGCATTACAAAGACAAAAACGCGAATTAAGCTGCTGTCAAAGGAAGATACGGTCCTTGCGCAAAAAAGCAATCCTGACCTTGAAAGCAGGATAGGTATTTTTCAAGAGGTAATCACGCCTGACGATTCTCTCAATGCCGCACAGCTTAATGAATTGGCCTCAAGCATGCTTGACGAAAAAGGCAAGGCAGAAAAGACTTTAACATTATCCGGGCTTGGCATTCCCGAGGTTTATTCCGGTATAGGTGTGTATATCATCATCAAGGAGCTTAATATATCATCCACATGGTATGTTGATCAAGATATGCATACGTTCAGAGGGAAAAATCACACTATGTCGTTGACGCTTAATCATGCCAACGATATTTAAGGAGGCGGATTTATGTCAGAAACCAGCTTAAAGCAAATTTTTCAGAGAATGCAGCAGACAGGCATGGGAGTCGTTCAAGGAGAAGTATTGTCGGTGTCGCCTTTGCAAATTAGGGTTGCAAATGACGAGAAACTCATTCTTGGCGAAAACGTTCTTTCAGTCCCGCAAAGATTGACAAAGTACACTGTTACGGCTGATATCTCAATGGGAGAAGGGAGTGTTACGGGGGAAACGCAATCAGGCGAAGGACTTCATAGTCATGGCCCGAGCGGCGAGCATACGCAGTACCAAGGCAGCGGAGCGCACAGCCATACCAACGAAGGAGCGCATACCCATGCATTAACCAGCTTAGCCGCCACAGGAATTAAAATTACCATAGACAACTCCCTCAAAGAAGGAGACATGGTTTACCTGCTCGCATTTAACAACAATAAATTATACCATGTTTTAGACAAGGTGGTGTGAGCAGATGAATACCTATATTGAAATTCCCATAAAAGGAGTTGTAGAAAAGAAACGACAACCTTCCCTTACCTATGCCCTTGACTTAGATAGCGGCAGAATCAAGGGCAAAATAGACGGAATTAAGGCAGTCGAACAATTTATTAGAAAGGCGCTGATAACTCCTCGTTTTAAATGCCTGATTTATGATAATCAATACGGCAGCGAGTTAAAGCAGGTTTTAACTGTTGAGGATGCAAGCGAAAAGTATATAGAAGCGGAATTGCCGAGAATTGTTCGGGATGCAATTATCCATGACGACCGTATCTTGGACGTAAGCAGCGATGATTTTGAGGTTAAATTTTTAGGGGATCGGGCTTTTATAAAGTGTTCGGTTGATACAATTTTCGGCAAGGTTATGATCGAGGAGGTGATAAGCAGTGTTTGAGGACAGAACGTATGAAACTTTGCTTGAAGAATGTCTGGCGGCGGCTCCAAGCGGTATAGACACAAGGCAAGGCAGCATATTTTATGATGCATGCGCCGCCAAATGCTTGAAAATAGCAGAGCTCTACGTTGACTTAGGTCTGATGGCGCAACGGTGCAGAATTGATACTGCCATGGGTGATGACCTTGACAACGTTGGAAGGGATCATGGCGTGCTGCGCAACGAGGCAACGCCCCTAAGGTGCAGGGCTGTTTTTACGGGAACTACTCCTAATGTCGGCGAGCGGTTTTTTGTCGATGGAGTATTTTTTGTTCTCAAAGACGATCTTGACAAACTTTATCCCGACAACGAGGAGCTTTTGGCCGGCGGCAACCTTTATATTGAGGCGGAAATACCGGGAAAAGCGGCAAACGTTGTTGAGGAAGGCGATAGGCTGGTTCCTTATCAAAATATAAGCGGGTTGACTTCTGCCCTTGTAGGCGAAATCATAGTTGAAGGCGCTGATAGGGAAACGGATGAAAGCTATCGTGAACGATTGAGAAACAAAGTGAGCGGTCCATCCGAAAACGGGAACAGGCATCATTACAAGACATGGTGCGAGAACATTCCGGGTGTGGGCAAAGCAAGGATATTTCCGCTCACTAAAATTGTTGACGGCGCTATAGTAAGCAATGTGCCTAACTGGGTTACCGGCGTATTGCTGACCAATGACGGGACACCTGCTTTGCCAGCGACAGTAAATCTTGTACAGGAGTATATTGATCCAAATATGGAGGGGCTTGGCGAGGGCGTTGCAAATTTGGGCGCGCATTTTATGGCGGTGGCCGCATCCCCGTTTTACATGACAATTGCAATAACCGATGCTGAACTTGCAGAGGACTACACTTTAGAGGACGCAAAAACCGAAATAAAAGAGATTTTATCAGAATATTTTAAGGAGTTGGCCCTTTCCGATGTTGAGGATAATATCATTACAATCAGAATAAAGCAGGTTGAAGCTCTTATAGCAGCATCAAATACCATCCTCGATTACTCGGCTTTGACGATTAATGATATGAGCAAAAACATAGAAATCCCTTCCAACTACGTTGCGATAGTTGAGGATGTGACGATAACGGAGGCGGAAGATGAATAACTATGAAAAGATAAAAAAGCTTGTGCCGGTCTTTTATCATGATGTTGCTGAAATGGATGCGATTTATCGTGTTGACGGTCAAATCCTTGATAAAATTGATGAGGACATGGCAAGGGTGGAAAAAAATCTCTTTATAATGACTGCAGACGAAGAAACAATTGCGGATTTAGAGGCCTTTCTTCGGTTGCGCAGTAGCTCGCAGAAAAAACTGGATGAGCGTCGAAGACTTGTCGCCTCATATTTTATCGGATTTGGCAAAATGAGCAAAACAAAAATTAAAGAAATTTTAAGAGCATTTACAAATGCTGATTCAGAAGTATCATTATCCCCCATAAATCCGGAAGGCGACCACGCTTTGTTTATTGGCATGCAAAGAGGAACAACGGATACCTTAAATGTTGAGGACATTGAAAAAATTTTGAAAGACAGGCTGCCGGGGCATATTATGACGGTCTGCAAGGTCATTTATAACCAAAGCAACCTTAGCAAGTTTACACATACCGAACTTAGCAAGTTTACGCATGCCGAACTTAAAGATGGTATCCCTTTAAAGGAGGTGAAGTAGAAAATGGCAACGCAAACACCGAACATAAATCTTGTAAAGCCCGATGGAAATGAGGAGTATGATATTACAGTTTTTAATAGCAACTCTGATAAAATCGACTTGGCTTTGGCAAATAGAGTAGTAAAAAACAATCCAATCACGCCCGGCACAGCACCTAAAATTACATACGATGAAAAGGGGCTTGTAACAGGCGGCGAAAATTTGACGGAAGACGATATTCCTCCGATTGATGCAAAAAAGGTTACAGGGCGTGCTCCGATAATAAAGACAGAAGAAGGGATACCTCTTTACGGCTGTAGGTTTGTAGATGTTGGCGAAAACGGTGATGTCCTGTTGCGTGAAGACGGAACCGGGGATTATATTATAACCGTCTTGGAGGACGGTACCGTTATGGCGGTAGATGTTATTACACAGGTAACCGATAACCTGGACAGCCAATCCCCTACAGAGGCGCTTTCGGCTAAGCAGGGCGGCGTTCTGCGTGGTTTTATTGGTGTGCTGGGCAGTTTGCTTACCACAGCAAAAGAAAACCTTGTAGAGGCGATAAATGAACTGCATTCAGCCATTGCAAGCATTTCAACAGCTTTAACTCAAAAAGCGCCGATTAACAATCCGACCTTTACAGGTACAGTAAGCGGGATAACAAAGGATATGGTGGGACTCGGGAATGTGGACAATACCGCTGATAGCGCGAAAGAGGTCTTAAGCGCAACAAAATTAAAAACCGCACGCACAATAAACGGTGTACCGTTTGACGGTACGTCAAATATTACTATTGCCGACAGCACTAAAATACCGCTATCTCAAAAAGGTGCGGCGAACGGCGTTGCAGAGCTGGACGCCAACGGAAAAGTACCGTCTTCACAGCTACCCTCATATGTTGATGATGTTATAGAGGGAACTTTGGGCACATTTCCACAGCCGGGGGAAGCAGGCAAAATATATGTAGACACGTCAACGGGCCTGACATACAGGTGGAGCGGCACTCAATACGCTGAAATTTCGCAAAGCCTTGCATTGGGGGAAACTTCATCTACAGCTTATCCGGGCAACAAAGGAAAGCAAAATGCTGATGATATCGCCGAATTGAAAGGTAAAATGACAGCAAAAGCCGATCTTGTAAATGGCATAGTACCGGATGGGCAGCTGCCGTACTACAATAACAGCCCGGCCCTCTATGCAGGTGAAACACCGCTTTACGGAACAACGATCGTAGATATAGATGATGAAGGAAATCCGGTCATACGGGAGGATGGCAGCGGAGATTATTTGCTGCATCTAACAGTTTTAGGTATGCCAATGCTAAGGTATATAGGCAATACCGTCAAGGATAGTGTTACTGGCATTAAGTATGTTTTTACCATTACAAATGGTACAGTTATTTTGCAAGCTATAAATTAAATTTAAGGAGGTTTTATTATGCGTTATGCAAAGCTTGACGAAACAGGCAGAATTAAATTTGCCCCTTCCTCAATGACAGAGGAAGAAAGGGCGCAAGGCGGCTACCTTCCCTACGAAGAAAGGGAAAAACCTGAAACGCCGGAGAATATAATTCCGCACAATTACAAGCCGGTGTATGTAGAAGAAAACGGAAAAATAATCAGGGATTGGGAGGCATATCCTAATTACTCCGAAATTGAAAGGCTTAAGAGAAAATTGGCCGAAAGCGACTATAAGGTAATCAAATGCTATGAATATTCACTGGCTGGATTACCGGAGCCGTATAGTATTGAGAACATACATACGGAACGTCAGCAAATTAGAGATGAAATAAACAGATTGGAGGCGTGTGAATAATGGCAGATATTAAACTCACTACCAAGGATCAGATGTTTGAAGGTCTTAATTTATCGTTGCCGCCGAACAATGAAATTATTCTGGATGACAAAGGCTTGCCGAGCGTTATGGTAAAAATACCTAAGTTTTCTATGTCGGATGTGGGCCTTAGTGGCGGCACGCACCCTGCTTTTATTGTTGATGGTGAAGAAAAACCCTATATTTACATTAGCAAATACCAAAATATTGTAGTAAATGATAGGGCTTATAGCTTGCCGTACAAACAACCGAGAAATTATGTTACATTTGACCAAGCGAGGGCTTATTGCGAAAACAAAGGAAAGGGTTGGCATCTGATGACAAATGCCGAGTGGGCAGCCATTGCATTATGGTGCAAAAAGCACGAATGTATGCCTTATGGTAATAACAACTATGAATACGGCGATTATTACCATACATATGACAAAGGTGCTCCTATGCCGTACAGGTATTATTTTGACCCGGAAGACCCCGAACAGGGTTATGATGACCTTCCGCTTACCGCAACAGGCAGCGGTCCTAAAAGCTGGTTCCACAACAACGACTTTAGCGGCATAGCAGACCTTAACGGGAACGTGTACGAATGGGTAGGAGGCTTAAGATTAAACGCCGGTGAAATTCAAATTATACCAAACAACGATGCAGCTATGGCAGTAGATCAATCGGCAGAAAGTACGCTGTGGAAAGCAATAGCACAGAACGGCTCGCTTGTTGCGCCGGGAACTGCAGGCGCACTCAAGTATGGCTCAGGAAGTATTGTATTGGGCAACTATTTCAAGGACATGACAGCAGCGGGCGGAGTAACTATTCCTAACCTTTTGAAAGCTCTTGCGTTGTTCCCGGCGGACGCAGCAGAAACATACAGAGATGACTACTTTTACGCATCATCTTCCGGCGAACGGCTGTGTCAGCGCGGTGGCTACTACTACGACAGCGAGTACGCGGGCGTGTTCTACGCGAACCTCAACTACTCCCGCTCGTCCTCGTACGCCTACCTCGGCTTCCGCTCCGCTTTTGTAGAACTGTAATCTGCTGCACTGTGATCTGATATCTCCGCCGATAGGCGGAGATAAGATTTTAAAATTGAAATAACGTATTTCGTTATTTCATAACAAAATACAGTCTGTTGTCGAATTTGATGTTATAATGTAACCTGTTCGCAAGCAGATGGGGTGGTCAAAATTGAAGATTTAAAGATATTGCAAAAGGTGTATGACATGACAAGGTATGGTTATCAAGCACTTGCTCAATATCCGAAAAGTGAAAAATTTGCTCTTGCGGCAGATATAAAAAGATGTTTGCACCGCATACTTGAAAAGGTTATTGAGGCTAATAAAAAGTATTACAAAAAGACCACACTCCAAGAGTTAGACGTTGAAGTCGCAAAGCTAAGGGCATTTTTGAGGTTGTCTCAGGAGCTTGGCTTCCTTCCGTTTAAAAAATATGAGATATGGTCTAAAATGGTAGTTGAAATTGGCAAAATGCTTGGTGGCTGGATTAAATCTATCCAAAGATAGATATATATTGGGGAATAGGCCGTAAACGGCTGTGTCAGCGCGGTGGCAACTACAACGACAACGAGAACGCGGGCGTGTTCTACGCGAACCTCAACAACTCCCGCTCGAACTCGAACGACAACCTCGGCTTCCGCTCCGCTCTACTCTCGTGGTCAGATGCTATGCACTTACGGGTACATAGTCAGTACAGAGAGGATAAAGGGGCCTATTTCCCTTCCGGCGCCAAATACACAAAAACGCCGGAAAAAGATTGAATTTCCAAAAAAGCAGTTAGTAGGCTTTAAGCTCGAAGGGTGCTACGTTTGGACTTGCAATTAAGGAGGCATTATGAAAAGAGTTAAAAATATATATGAAAAGGTGTATGATTTTGACAACTTATATAATGCCTACCTTAATGCTCGCAAGGGTAAACGTTTTAGGGATGATGTTTTGAAATTCAGCTCAAATGTAGAAGAACATCTTATCGATATCCAAAACGAATTAATGTGGGAAACATACAAGGTGGGAAAATACAGAAAGTTTATAATAACCGATCCCAAAAAGCGTCTTATTATGGCTTTGCAGTTTAGGGACAGGGTTGTGCAATGGGCGATTTACCGGCAAATAAACCCCTTGTTTGATAAGCAGTTTATAGAGGACAGCTATGGATGCAGGGATGGAAAGGGAACACATAGAGCTACTCAACGTCTGCAATACTGGTTAAAGCAAAACGACAGAAAGGCAGGAAAACATTATTACCTAAAACTTGATATATCAAAGTTTTTTTACAGTATCGATCATGAAATATTGATTGATATACTAAAAAGACGAATAGCAGACAACAGAATGATCAACTTGCTTAAAACCATTATAATTTCAGAGGATACTGATTTCGGTTTGCCGGAGGGGTTTATTACGGATTATCCCCCTTTAACAGGAAGCAGTTTAGGGCTGCCTATCGGCAATTTAACAAGCCAGATGTTTGCAAACATATACCTGAATGAGCTGGATCAGTTCTGCAAGCACAAGCTTAAAATACGCCAATACATTAGGTACATGGATGATATAATAATACTTGGCAATGACAAAAAACACTTAATTTATCTGAAGAACGAAATAGAGAATTTCGTTAATAACAAATTAAGATTGCGCCTGAATAATAAAACTGCCATAAGACCTATAGGAATGGGTATTGAGTTTGTAGGCTATAAAGTCTGGCCAACTCATATCAAAATCAGAAAAAGCTCGGTTATCAGAATGAAAATGCGGCTCAAGGAAGTGCAGCATTTATATTCTAAAGGGCTTATTGACATTGATGAGCTGAGGTCTGTCTTGGCAAGCTATTTCGGATTCATGAAGCATTGCAACAGCTACAATTTACGAAAAAAACTATCTGAAACATTAGTATTCAAGCGAGACAATGAAAGCAAAAAATAAAAAAAGACATTTGTTGCACCGTGCATATTCTGCATGGTGCTTTATTATTTCTGGAGGTGGTTAACAAATGGACATAACAAATGCAGTTTTCTTAATAGGATTACCAAGCAGCGTAACAGCGTTTTGCTTTTGGCTTTTACAACGCAACATTAACAAACGAGAAAAGCAACGTGAAGAACGGGAAAAAATCCGGGAGGAAAATGATTTCTTGCTAAGTAAAGAGGTCGGTGCCGCAATAGCTCTTGGGGAGGCTACTGCTCGGGCAATCAGAGATGGAAAACACAATGGCGAAATGAGCGCCGCTCTTGAATATGCAAAGAAAGTTAAGCATGAGAGGAAAGATTTTATGGAGCGGCAAAGCATAAGGTCTTTAAATTAAAAGAAAGGTTGGTAAATATGAAAATATTGCTTATCGCAGGACATGGCGCCGGCGATCCGGGTGCTGTCGGGAATGGATATCGAGAAGCCGACTTGACACGAGAACTTGTCAAACTAATAGCTACAAGGCTTTCAAAGTATGCAAATGTTACGGTTTTTGATATTTCAAAGGATATGTATTCCTACTTGAAAGCGGGAAACGGCTTTAACTTCAAGGAATATGGCTATGTTGTAGAAATACATTTTAATGCAGCAGCATACGATACGGGCGGTGATGGCAAGGTCACAGGAAGTGAAATTTTAATACATCCACAGGAAAGCGGATATTCCGTTGAAGCGGAAATATTGCAAAACCTTCAAGCTCTTGGATATGCCAATAGAGGCGTAAAGCGGAGAAACAATTTGCTAAATATGAATATTTGCAAAGGGCGACAGGGTGTTTCGTATGCGCTGATTGAGGTGTGCTTTATTGATGATAGGGATGATATAAGGCTATACGAAAGAACAAAAGAGCAGGTTGCCGAAGCCATTACAAGCGGAATTGCTAAAGGCTTTGGATTGCAGGCCATTTCTGCAGAACTGCCCCACCCCATTACAAACACACCTTGGTACAACGATGCCCAATGGTGGGTTAAGGAGCTCGGAATAGCTGACGGGACACGCCCGGAAGAGCCGGCAACAAGAGCGGAGGTATGGCAAATGTTATACAGATTAGGGCAAAAATTAGGATTATAGGAGGTAAAAACATGGAATTCTTCGGTATTGTATTTTTGGCGATTATAGTTGAAGGTGTTATCAGCTATGTAAAGACCTTCCTTGTAGATGGAAAAATACAGTGGCAAATCGTTGCAGCAATTATCATAGGTGTTTTGGTAGCTGCGACGTATCAAGTAGATTTGTTGGCGCTTGCAGGACTTAAAGCTTCTGTTCCGTTTATAGGATCCTTGCTGACTGGTATTTTAATTAGCAGGGGAAGCAATTATGTGTTTGACCTTATAAAGTTGATAGAGCAGCTGATTTCGAAGCTGAAAACGCCATAAAAACTTTGTGTTTTACAAATTTTATATAACGTAAAACGTTATAATCTAACAAAATGAAGTCCTGTCCTCTTTTAAGTGTTACAATATAACAAGAGGAGCAGGAGATGTATGGCAATTAAAATTTTACTATCGGCCAAATTAGGCGAACTGCGGTGGACGCAAGCCGACCTAGCAAGAAAAACGGGAATACGCCCCTCTACAATTAATGAAATGTATCACGAGCTTTGCGAAAGGGTTAACTTAGACCACCTCGACCGCATTTGCGAAGCTCTAAACTGTGAGTTGTCAGAGATTTTGGTGCGTATTCCCGATGCTCATTCCCTTGGGAAGAGGCACACTCGATCAACCGCAAAAAAATGATGAAAAGGACGCTTGCTATAAGCGCCCTTTTTCTCTTTGCTCATTCCGGATTTTGAGGCCCATCGCCGAAGCATTCGGTCATAATTTTCACTGCAAGGCTGAATCCATTTACAAAGCCGTTATATTCTGCGTTGCGTTGAGCGAACAGATAAACATTTTCAGCCTCAATTCCTTTGTCATAACTTGCCTTGCGCAAAGGTTCTACAAAATAATCATAGGCCTTTGCGTGCGTTGTCTTATGTTCCTCTGTTTGCTTATAATCTTTACTGTCTGCCAAATCCCGAAAAAGCCTTAAAAGCTGCTTTGAATTGCTTTTCATTCATTTTCCCCATTTCTCAAGTTTGGACTATAAAACTTGTCTATAATATATATCGTTTATAATATATCATTTTTTATACCCATACAATACGTTCGGGAACGAATTCGATTTTGATATCCTCTGAAATGGGTATATCCGGCTCTCCGTCAAAAGCATTTTTGTACTTGGTGCAAATGTTAGGCCTGCGATAGCTGCGAGGATCTGTATCAACATACAGCCGGTCATTGCATTCATAAACGGGCCTGTCCCAACTGTCAAAGCCTTTAAAAGTTAAAGTCAATTTCTGCATAATGATTTCCTTTCTCCCCGTCATGCCGATAGGTCAGCAACTATTTTATTTCTGTCTGTGTACCGCAAGAATTAAATCGTTTACTTTGCTTGTTCTTTTGGTGAATTCGATATCGCTAAGCGGAAGCATGTACATATGCATTTCCTTGAGCGTGCCGTCATCGTTGTAGCTTCGAGAGCCGTATATAACGTGGTCGGCCCCAGTTTCGTCAAGCTGCCGTCTTGCCTCTAATCTCCATTCTGCAAGAACTTTCAAGTAATCGGCATATGTCATTTGACTGATGTTTGCATAAATGCTCGGGCTTGGGAAAAACACTTTGTAAAATTTCATTCTCATTTTCTCCTTTCTTTTTTGCGTGGCTATCGGAATTGTGACCAGCCTGCCGCATTACCGGCCCTGTGGGCCGTCATTCTGCGTTTATCTTGTTCTCATTGCGTCTATGGTTCTTGACATTTCATTTCTTACAATGGGTTCATCAATTGCAATTTCTATTGTTGTGTTGCAGCACTGCGATACAAATCTCGCTACTTGTTTCATTGTTCCTACGAATAAGGGATAGCAGGTAATCGTATCGTAATAGGTTTTGCAGGTAGGCGTTACTATGAAGAACGGTCGTTCTGTGTCTGTTTTCCATGTGATTTTTAAGTTCAATGTCATTTCCATTTCTTTCATCCTTTCTCCCAAAATATACTATTGGCCCGGCTCAAAAAGTTTAAATTCGGTAATTTTTATCTAAAATCTCATTGTCATTTTCAATTAGGAAATATTCTTTTTTGCCATTTAAGAGAGAATAGCCTTTTATCCACTTAAAGCTACTACCTTTATAAGGGCCATTTACATATTTACACCCAAGGGTATTAGGGTTATTTTTGATAACTTCAAATACATATTCAAAGCAATGATTGTAATATTCCTTTTTTTCACTGTCCCACATTGGAGTGATTTCTCTAGCAAAAACCTTGTTTCCCTTTTGGACCTCGTTTACATTTGATAATTTTATCAT